AGAAACAAATTAAAAGTAAAAAAATGGCTGAAATGTTTAGACCCGTTCCTGTAGAACAGGAACCTAAAAGAAAAAATAGGTTTGTATTGGAATTTCCAACAGAATTAGGAATTGAATCATATTTAGTACAAACATCAGGAAAACCGTCTATTGAAATCAATAGTACAGAAATTCCATACATGAACACAAGTACATGGGTTGCTGGTCGTTATAAATGGAACACTATTGAAATTAGCTTTATTGATGTAATAGGTCCTTCTACTACTCAAAAAGTTATGGAATGGATACGTTTACACGCTGAATCTGCAACTGGTAGAATGGGATATGCAATTGGTTACAAGAAAAATCTCGTACTAAAAGCTTTAGACCCAACAGGAGTTGAAGTTGAAAAGTGGACTTTAGTAGGTTGTACAATTACAACAGGTAGCTTTGATGATTATGACTATTCTGCAGATGATGTTTCTACTGTAAAAGTTACAGTTCAACCAGACAGATGTCTACATAATTCTTAATCTTAAGAACCATAACCTATGAGCTTAGACGTTTTTAAAATAAAAAGAAACGACACGCTTCCTGTGCTGCAAGTCAATCTAACATCAACTGGAAATTTAGGAGAAAAAACTGAATTTGACATTACTGATGTTGACTTAATTACATTTACAATGGTTAAAACTAAATGCAATACCACAAAAATCTTTGAACAATCTGCAACAACAACTTGCGCAAGCGGGTCTACTTTTGAATATGCATGGCAAGATGGAGACACAGATGAAGCTGGAGAATTTTTAGGGGAATTTGAATTGAATTTTTCAAATGGAAAAAGACTATCTGTTCCATCTATGGGGGGGATTTTAATAGAAATCTTAGAAGACTTAAATAACTTTAATTAAAACAATATAATTAATAAATAAAAAAGCCTCTTGAAAATTCAGGAGGCTTTTTTATTAAAATAATAAGCATAAAAAAAGGGAAGAACATTTTCTTCCCTTTTCTATTTATATATTCAATTTTAAAAGTCCTCAAAATTTGCTCCAGTTGGTAAAACTTGAAATGTAAGGTCAATAAATTCAGCAGTTCTTGTTGGCTTAAGCTGAATTTTACCAATCAACATATTTCTATCAATTGTATCTTCATTATTATTAGAATCATCCATAACAACTTTAAATGCTGACAAACCTCTTTGATTTTGAATTTGCAATAAAATAGGCTCAACTTTCGCTAAAAACTGGTCTCTTAAAGTTTGGTCATTTTGTTCGAACAATAAAGTTAATGAAGCCGCAGCAATTAACCTTCTAACTTGAAGTAATAATCTTCTAATATTAATTCTATCAAGAGATGATTGACGCACTTGAAGGGTTTTCTGTCCCCAAATTACAATACCTTGTTGAACAAAGCTTGCTATTGGATTAATTCTTCCTTCATATAATGTATCTCTTTTTTCTTTGTTAAGTTTAATATCTGTCTGTTTAATGCTTGCTCCAGCAACACCTCTGTTTAAACCAGCTGGTGCAAACCAAGGAGCAGCAACATTATCAGTTAAAGCTAATGCTTTCACTATTAATAAAGTAGGTGGCTGATAAGTATATTTTCCCGAAATAGTATCTTCAATTTGAATCCAAGGCCAATAAGTAGCTGCGTAATTAGAATCAATCCCCGTAGCCTCTAATAAGTTTACAGCCTCTTCAGGAATTCCTTTATCAATAGAATCTGTAATTCTTGGAGAATCAATTACATAAAGTACATCAGCTCTTTCTTCAACTATATCTAATGCATATTTAACAATTTCCTCATTGTTGCTGAAATCAACACCTGGAGTTGCTAATAAATTAATATCAACCTCTTCAGGATTTGAAAAGACGTCAATTGCAGCTTTATATTGAGCAACATTATTTGCTTTAGTTGAAATAAACTCTTGATATCCATAAGTATATGTTTCATATTTATCAAATCCATCAAATCCACCAATAGGCACAACAGTAAATTTAAGTTTAGTTTTATCTGTAATTCCTACAAGGCCAGTTTTTGTGTAAGCTGTAATCGTAGCTTTATCACCTGAAATAAAAGTTGCAGCATCTGCAGTATTTTCTAAATGGAAACCTTTAATTGTAGTAATTCCTGTTGTAGTATAACCTCCATGATATTTAAACAAATCTTTTTCTATTGTTTTAACTGCATTTTTTGATGATACATTTGAAGCTGTTAAACTTGTATATCCTAATTCAGAAATACCAAGATATGTTTTATATACTGTATCTCCAGATAAATATGTTGTTTTATAATAAATATCAGCAGATGTTCCAAGTGTAGCATCACTATCTCCTCTTAATTCATAACCTCTAAAACCAGCAGGTACAGTATTGCCAGGATACCTTTCCGCCATCTCTACGAGAACAAACATAGATTTACTTGGATATTCTTCATCATAAGTCCCAATGTATTTTCCAATAAAATTACTTTGAGTATCATCTAAAGTTACATTTGGAAACCTTTCTAACATTGTTTGTGATGCAGTTGCATCAGTATCATCAAACCTTCTCACATAAACATCAAATGTATAATTTAAAGGGTCAATATTTCCAATAGAAATTTTAATCTCTTGAGCAGAAGCATTACCATCAGAAATAGTATGAAATTTAAATAAATTATTAACTATTCCACCAACTACTCTAGATACAATCCAAGGAGTTTCAGAATGAGTATAACCATTATTATAATCAGCATAACCATTATTTGTAATTGCTTTAAATAAAAGAGATGTTTCAATACTTCCAATTTCATTTCTAGCAACAGCTTCTCTAATAAAATGAGGATAAATCTCTTCTACATAAAGTCCCAAAGTGCCAGTTATTTGTTCTGGATTAGTTCCAAAAACTTTAACAATATAATTTTCTTTAGTCTCGTCTAAACAAACGGTTAATCCATTTGTATATGCTGTTAAAGGACCAGTTGTTCCACTTATTATAAAATTAGATAATGCATTCGCCCCTGGTATACCAATTTCAACATCAGTTTCCAAATCAAATATTGCTATTCCAAGCTCATCTTTCTTACTTCTTAAAATTGCCAATGTAGCTCCAGAATAAACGATTACATCTTCAGCTGTTATTGTGGTAATGGTTATTGCACTATCTACAATATCACCACCACCAACGCTATCAGTCATTGTAATTCCAAAAGCAGCCCAATTAGCATCAACCCCAGTTACTAATGCTGCATATATTTCTGACATACTACAACCAGAAAAACCAATTGTAATAGCACTATCAACAGCAGTTTGAGCACTTGCAGAACCATCCTCCATGACACTGTCCTCTTCAAATGTAATTGTATAAATAGTTGGACCTGTTGCATCACTAGCAGTAAATGTTGAACCACTTACAGTTGTACTTCCAGTATATAAAGGAACTGAATCTGCTACAACCAACCATGCTGGAGAGTTTGTAAAACCACTTGCACCCAAAACCCTAGATACTGTTAAATCATTAGCTTGAGCTAAAAATGCATTAGCTACATATCCCAAAGGATAATCTGGGTGTGTTCCCCCAAATCTCAATGCATACTCATCTGCACTCGCTACTTTTATTGATTGAAAGGCAGGACCTTTTAATGTTTTTCCTACTAATCCTAATCTTGTTATTCCAATTCTTGAGGCAAATACGGTAAAGTCTTGTTCTCTATCATAAATCCCTGGTGATACAAATATTGTTGCCATATTATTAAATTTACTTAAGTTTAATTTTTTTCTTTTTTATAAATAGATAAAAAAAACAGGAAATTCCCTATTTCTCCGAAATTTTAATAGAAATTTTAGTAATAGTATTGACTTTTTCAAATTTTGTTGAATCTATTAATTTACCAAATACAGTAATAGGAAAAGATATTTGAAAAATTCTCTCAGAAGAAATCTCATCTACTATATTATTTTCTGAAGGTTCTCCAATTTTAGAAGAAATATCATATCCATTAACTTTAAAATATCCCTGGTCATCTGAAAACGCTTGTTCTAACATCATCTCATAAAAATCATCAACATCTTGCATGTAATGAGTTACAAAAATTGCCTCAAATTCAATATCCACATAAGTTGGTTGAGGTATCTTATATAAATCATATCCTTTTAAAGTTCCATCAAAAATAGGGACTTTAACAAATGTAAACATTTTTTTTCTTGGAATTGTAAATTTTAAAGGAGCAGTTCCTCTTTTAACGTTTGTCCTAGACATTGCTATAAATGGACGAGTAACTTCTTCTCCTAATTCACTTCTCATTCCATTCCAATTCATCTTTCTTTCAGCCCATTTTTCTTGTTGAACATAAATTATAGGAACTTTTTTCATTGTGCCATTTTCAATAATTACACTAAGTTCTTGTTGTTCAATAAATTCTTTAATTCCAAAACCAAAATCTTCTAACCCTAATTTTTGAGGTAAATAATTATGATTTTCAAACTGATTTTCTAAGTTTTTTCCAATATTTTTGTCTGCAGACATAATCTTTTTTTTATAAATAGTTATATTTTTTTTGATAATTGAAAAATTTTTAATATATTTGCCACGAAATACTAATAGGGAGACGGCTAAAAACACCTGCCCTATAACAAGTAGTCCATCAAGGGTAATTATTTGGACACGGGAGAACAAAGAGACAAACCCGAATAGGCAGCTTATATACAGCTGATTGTGTCTCAGGCTAACCAATGTATATGATTAGGTTAGTTGCGATGGGGGAGTGAAATCGCTAAAGGACGCATTTTTAACCTCGAAGTACAGTTTCTCTAAAGGATTTTTTTTTAAAATTTCCTATAGGGGGAACTGTGCTTCAAGAAAAGCTCTTTCACTTAGGAATCTCTTTACTTGCAAAAATAAAGTAACCTTTATTACCTTAAGAGGGATTTCTATCTTGCCTTAAAAACATCTTCATCAATTTCATTTGCTTTTATTGTAACATAAAATCTTCTATCACCAGCCCAAGAATGTTTATTAGTTATTTGTGCATAGCCATCATCATATATTTCATAGAATTGTCCTTTAAATCCAAGATAATCTCCTGTTTTAAATCCTACTAATATTTCATTATCTGATTTTCTGGTTACTAAATTTAACTCTTCAAGATGTTCTATGTAAATATGTGCTGTAAATACACCCATTCCTTTCTTTACAAGGCCACCTTTTACATGATAAGTAGGTTCTACTACTTCTACATTAATTCTTCCAAAAACCTCTGTTTCTGGAAGCCAGCGTTTAACCTTAGCTTCACCATAAAGCTTATGTGTTTTTGTTTTTCTAATATCAATGCGATATAATAAGAAACTTTCTTGCAAAATTTGTTCAGAAATTTCACGACCAGCAGAATGAAAAAAAGTAGCTTCTTTTTCACCAAAGAACGTATTTATACCTTTTAGGTTATTTTCATGTTCTTTGAAAGCTTCTGGTTTCTTTCCTATTTCGTTTATATCACTCATTTTTATATAATTAATTAAGATGTTTGTATTTATATATTACCATAGATAAAGCCCCATAGGTCCATAACTTAAGCTTTTATTTACAGCATCTTGAATTTCAGCTCTTTTTGCCATTATTTTGTCATAGCTCATTTCTCCTAGGTCAGCTTTCAATTCTTCTTTCATAAGCCGTTGGTCTTCTCTACCAGTGGAGATTAAATCATCTTTATTCATTGTTAATTCTGCATCTGGAATAGGTAAAACTCCATTGAATTTACCTCTAATTCCTATACCAAGTAATTCTTTTGCTAAAGCTTGAGAATATTTTTTAACCCAGGTTTGAGCATTAGAATTTAATTGAGCATATGAAATATAATTAAGTTGGGCATCAGCAGGGGATGAAACTAAACCATTTCCTTGATATCCTTGATTAATTTCAGTATCTGTATAACCTGTCCATCCTGGATTTGCTGTGTTCCCTGAAAAATCTGGATTACCATAATGTCCATATCTGTCATAATAACGGTAAAATACTGTTCCAGGAGTACCTGCACCACCACCAATTCCTCCAGATGTACCTGCATCTGTTGATGTGCCTACTCGTGGAATAGGATATAAAAATAAATATTTTTTTCCTTCTTCTCCAGGTCTAATAACATAAGAATATTCAGAACCTCTAACTCTATTTCTTAGCTCAGCAGCCTGTGCTGTCATAATAGTATCAAAAACAGGCATTACGTGATATAAAGTGTGACCAGCAAAGGAGGCACCAAATTCTGAAAAGGCAATATTCGTATTTGCAAAAGGGTCTAATCCAAATAAGTTAATAAAAGAAGGGGTAAACCATAATACTTCATTCATTTCTCTTTCAGCAGGAATCTCATACATTTGAGTACCGCCAGTTAATTTAATATAATCTGATTTAATTGGACGTGTTCCCTCTGCACCTAAACCTGTTTGTTCAGCAATCGCTTTTCCAAAAGATTTTTCAAAATATAAACTATTAGAAACATATTTTAAAGTAAAATCTACATCAGATGGCATACCAAGCATTTCGCCTAATCTATTTACTAATACCCAATTGTTTATTAAACTAGAATATTCTTCAATTGCTTCACAAACACATTCTTCAATTTGTTCATCAACTAATTCCACCCCCATAACAGGAGCTCCTATTTTTCTTCTTATTCTATTAAAAAGGTTTGTTTGTTGGGTTGAAGTCATTCCCGTTAAACAACCATCTGCGCAAAATGACATAATTTTTTATTTTTTAATATTTTATTGAATTTGAATTTTTTCCTGAATAATGTGACTTAAAGCCTACAAATTCACCTGATAATACATCACAACCTCCCATAAAAATATCAATAGATTGACTTGTTGTTGCAGACCAAATAAAACTACCACCCCCAAGAGCTGTAATGTTAATGTTTCCGCTTGATAAACAAACAATTTGATGTATTGTAGAGGCTGTTATTCCATTCCCTAAATCCCCTGTCGTATAAGGAGAGTCTACTACTGTTAAAAGTTTTGCTTCGTAATTTTGATTGTATAGTGCCATGTTAAAAATTTTTTATATTATAATTATACTATGATTGAAAAACATTCAAGTAGTTTATTATAAATAGTAAAAAAAAGAAAACTTAAAGCATTTAGAGATGAAATAAAGCGAATGGATTTTGTTTAAAAAATTAATTCATACTTGAATTTTCCACAATCCCAAATCCTATCATATCCTAATTCTTGCATCATTTCCCATTCTGTTTTATTTTCATTATAAATTTCTGGATATTTTTTCTTTAAAGATGATTTTCCAAAAGAAAATTTATGGAGTCTTTTATATCTACTAATTTTTGAATTATAATATGTATAATCAGGTGGTAAAATTTTAGTTAATTTAAATCCTAAGTTTACATAGAGATTATTGTTTTTATTTAATGTCCATCTTCTATCTGCAAAACTTATAATTTTTTTAGGATTGTATTTTTTAATAAAGAAAGATAAAAGTCTATTTGCAATTCCTGAAATTATATACTTAGATGAGGTACAAAATCTTTTTAATTCGTATTCGTCTTTTTTATTTTGTTTTTTATTCATTTGTCTATTATTATCAAAAGTCATTACAGAAATCAGCTCATCATTAAAAAAAGCTCCAACATGAACGTTTGACTTATCTTCACCTTGAATATGATTATTATTTAAAAAATTATTTTTTAAAGTTGAATCTATTTCTTTTAAAATACACTTTCTTGCATGAATTATTGTAGAATTATTTTTGTTAAAAATATGCTTTAATTTATTTTTGACTATTTTATTTTTATTTTCCCATTCATCTTCAAAAATATGTATCAAACGATAATTTTTTTGATTCATAAGTTCGGTTTTATTTAGATGAAATTTTCTTTGCTTTCCACCATAATTTTCTGAATGATATAAATTTCCATTAAATTCTATTCCAATTTTGTTTTCATGATTGATTACATCAATTTCTACACCATTTAAAAGTTTTCTATTATTTTTATCTATATTTAATCCTAAAGTTAATAAAAATTCTTTTAATGATTTTTCTGGTTTTGAAACATATGAGTTTTTTATTTTTTTTGCTGCTTCTATAAGATTTTTAGAAGTTTTAGAAATAAAACTTTTTGAATGGTATTCTCTATTTGGATATTTAAGCTTATAATCACTTAATGTAATATTATGTTTTTTTAGATGAGAATTAGTTAAAGATTTCATTTTTTTATTGCATATGGCACAAATAATAAAATTTTCTTCATTACTAAATGTTTTTTCCTTATCTTCATGTTTTTTAATGAAAGTTTTAAAAAGCTCTTTTTCTTCAGGGAATTCAATTAGATATTGAATAATGCTGATATTATGCTTATTTTTTAAGTGAAGTGTAAATTGTCCAGATTTATTTTTTATATCTTTAGTTTCCCAATTACAATAAGGACATTTTTTATATTCAGTATCATCATCTATTTCGACAACATTAAAAAATTGTTCATGCCAATATTGGTTATGTATTTTTTTATATTGTCTTTTTATAAAAGATGATGGGTGTATTAAACTGGGCTCAATTAATTTTAAATGTGAAGTTAAAGTTCCAGATAAATTTTTATAATCATTAAAAACTTTTTGAGTTTTTTTACATATTGCAACAAATTTTGTATTTTTCATATTTTATTATACGTATTTAATTATAAATAGTTTCAAAAAACTGTCATTATTCCTAAAAGAGGATTAAAATTTATTGCAAAAAAAAGAGGAAACATAAGCTTCCTCTTTCTATTGGTAATACTATTACTAGTAAGTGTTAATGTTGTCAATATAAACTACTGCATAGAAACGGTTGTTAACCATTTTCTTCGCGTATCTTGTCATGATTCCTTTACGAGGTGTGAAGTCGTTAGGGTCAGTGATTGTTTGTGTTAATTGTAATGGGATGTATGGTGCATAAATGTACCCAGCCTCTAAGAATGTAGAACCTTTGTGACCTAATAACACGATTTGTGCTGGTAAATAAGGGTCTTTATATACAACATATCTTGAACCTAAGTTCCCGATTTTTTCAACACCTAAGTTGTACTTTTCGCTTTCTGGTGCAGCTGAAGTATCAACGTGGAAATACTCAAGGTCATCAAAAATTGCTCCAGCTTCTGCTGAACAAACAATCCAGTTAGCTCCACCACGAAGTGTTGCTTTGTGAATCTGAGCTGAAAGTTCATTTACCCTTGTAATAAGAGTTTGATTCCAGTCTTTTTGTGTTCCAAAGAAGTTAGCGTTATTTGATAATCCATTATAGTCCCAACGTGCTCTGAAAGGAGCTTGGTTGATAAGGTCAATAAGAATTTCTCTGTCAATTTCTGCAGCAACGTGCTCTGACAATAAAGCTGTTAATTCAGCCTCAGCATCAATTGAGTGGTATGCTTCAAGGTCTTGAGCTAATTCAGGAGTCCAGTGAGCTCTAAGTTTTCTTGTAATAGTGTTAACTGTTACACTTGAGAATCTCAATGTGATTTCACCCATATCAGCAGAACCTTCAAGGTCTTGGAAGATTTCATATACAGGAGCGATAGTTATGTTATATGCAGCACCAAAGTTAGTATTATCATTTATCATATCGACATTAAAGTCACTTCCAATTACAGAAGCTGGTCTAAGGTCCATAACAACGTTAGCTTGATTTCCAGCAAATTGGTCTTGTGTCCAAGATTGAATTTGTGAATAGAAAGGTATTGGAGAGCCAGCAGCTACTACAAGGATGTTTGTTGAACCTGCACTGTAATAAATAGCAGTACTTGCAGAAAGACGTACAGTTGCACTTGACTGTTGCTTACTTACATCAAAACCTACGCCTAAAGCAAAAGTTTGAGTAGCTAAACCACCAGTAAATCCAGATGCATTCACTGTTGCAAATGTACCTAAAGCTGTGTAACCTGAACCGAATGAAAGGTCGAAACCACGGTTGTTATAAAATCTTTCATATGCTGTTGTTGTAGCAAACGTAGGACCTTCTTGACTATTAGCTCCGCTTCTTGGTGGAACTTTTGACATGTTACCGTTAGCATTTAACCATGCATCTTCTCTTGTAACTGGGTCTTGTTGTGTGTTATCAGCACCGTCATAAGATACTCTAGCGTCCATGTAGAATAAAAGACCTGAAGGAAGCGCTAAAGGCTGTACAGATACGATTTCATTTGCAAGAAGTCTTGAGAATACTCTTCTTACGATTGGAAAAGCTACTGTGTCAAATCTACCTGCAGAAGCATCTAATGTTACTTCGTTAAGCATATGTTGAGCTTGACTTTCCAAAAGTTGTGCAATGTTTACTTTCTTCATTCCACCTAAACCTTCTAAAAGGCCAGATTCATTCCAATTGACAACAATTGCTTTTCTTTGTTCGGCAAGGTTTTTAAAGATTGTTAATCCAACTTTACCACTGTTTAATAATTCACTCATTTTTTTAAATTTTAAATGTTTGTTTTTTTTAAGAAATTTTAAATTTCTTCTGCTTTTTGAATTCCCGCTAATACTTTACGTCTTGTCATATCTTTACTTTCATAAAAAGTATTTTTAGATTTAACATTATTTGTAGTTGGAGCTTTAATCTTTTTGACATTTTCATTTACAGAAATTTTATTTTCCTTAATGATGTTATCATATAAATTCTTTGCTTCATCTACAGTTTGTGTTTTATCAAATTGCTCAGCAATTCTTGCTTTGTTTTCTGTTGATAATCCACCGTTTGCAAAAATTTTGTTAGCATAAGCCAACTTTGCATTGAAAGTTTGCATTTCATCAAATTGCTTTCTTAAATCTTTAAAAGAACTTTGATAGTCTTTAATTACACTTTTCATTTCTTTTAATGATTCGTTTAAACGCTTGTTTTCCTTTGTAAGTTCGTCTGCTTTAGACTCATTGTGAACTTTATTTTCATTAACAGGCATACTTGAAGTTTGTCTGTTACGATTTTTTACTGCTAATTCAGGACCTACGCTGGTTCCTGCTGTTTTTTGTACTGTATTTGATTGACCCATCATTTTAACTTCGTCCAATTCAAATTCTTCTATATCTAATTCATCACCCACTTTAGGTATGTCTAAATTTGGTGCTTCTTTTTTCCAATTTTTATCTGTATTTCCAATATCGCCTACAGCTTTTAACATAGCTTCAATTTCTCCTTCATCTTCAGGGTCAACGTTAAAATATTCTTCATCATTTTCAGCACCTTCAATTTCTTCTAAAGAAATTTCAAAAATTTCATCACTTTCTTCATTTTCTTCATTTTCTTCTTCTAAGGAAACTTCAAAAAATTCATCTTCTTCTTGTACTGGTTGTTCTACTGGTGCAGGAGCTGGTTCAACTGGCATTTCAGCATTAATATCTTGCTCGTCATCAATTACTACTTCTGGAGCTCCGTCTGATGCTTCACCCGATGCAGTTTGAACTAATTTAATAATTTCACTTGCTAGGCTTTGTGCAATTTGTTCTACGCCCTCTGGTTGTTGCATATCATCTACAGGAGCCTCTGGCATATCATCTACAGGAGCTTCAGGTGTTTCAATCGGTGCTTCAACTGGCATTTCTCCTTGTTGTGGAGCAAATTCTTCTTGTTCGAATGTTATCATTTCTTCTAAGTTTTCATCAATTTCAATTTCTTCTTCCTCTCCCTTATGGTCTAATAAAGATTCTACTTCTACTTCAGTGCTTCCTTCTTCATTTTTTTGAATTTCTACCACCTTATCATCTTTTTCAATAGTAACATCTCCATTATCTCCAACTTCTATTGAAAGAGATTCTTTTAATATTTTATCGACTTTTTCATTTACTTCATTTTCTAACTCTTTTCGAGCAGCTTCTCTTGCAAAATTTTTAATTTCTTCAAAATTGGCTTTTGCCTCTTGCAGTGTCGATTTTTTATTATTGTCCATAGTATAGTTTTTTTTTAGACTTTTTAATAAATATTACAAAAAATGTAAAACTTGATTTTTTAGCCATTTATTTTTTCCCAAAATGTATTTTTATGCATTTCAAGTAGTTTTTCATACTTCATTATTTCCTCTTGCGTGCTATAATCCGAAGGTTTAATTATTTTAGAATTCTCATCATTTAATAATGTTAATCCCCATTGTTTCCCTTCTCTAAACAAATAAGCTCCAGGAGTACTTGGTGAAGAAACAAAGTCAAAAGCGATTAATTCAAAATCTTCTTGTACTAAATCTTCTCCTTTGATACTTTTTACAGAACCTACTCCTCTAGAAGAGATTCCAAGCATAATACCACTTTTAAGTAATCCTTTTAAAATATCTCCTGCTGGAGTTTCTGTAATTTGCACCTTACCATACAATTCTTCCCCTTGCCACCACATATCAACTATTTTATGTGATACATTAGCTAAACTTACAACTGCACTATCTGGATGGTCCAGTTCTCCAACTGCACGGCCTTCTTCTACAGCTTCCATATAATTGGTAGCTTCTCTTTTTAAAATATCATATGGATAAACTCTGCCGTTTCTATTTAAAGTATTTGCTTTTTGTAAAACACCGCTCAATATAATAGGCATGCGTTTTTCTTCAGCTTCCTTAATCAACTCAACATTGGGTTTGAAATTATAAAATTCGGATATAATATATTTTTCCTTCATAAAGTATTTTTAAATAAATATGAGACAAAAAACTTAATTCCTTTTTTTTATTTAATTATAAGTTGTTTATATTTGATATTTTCGTGATTTTTTTTTATATTTTAATAAAAAATATGAACCAAAGGACAGCGAGAGAAATTAGTGTTAAGGATGAATTATTACTCAATAAGGACATAAACATTAAAATAGGAACGGTAGAGAATAGAAATTGTCCCGAAACAGTATATGTTTATGTGAGTTTTTGGGTAGATTGTGTAGGTGAAAATACAAAAGAAAAGAATAAAAAATTATATATAGAATTGGTATCTTTTTTAAATAAAATTTATGATGAAAAATTTATAAAAAATCAATTGATTGATTCTTCATTTTTTGTTTCAGAAAAAGAAAATATTTTTATTTGTAATGTTCCAGAAAACTTTAATTATAATAATAAACCAAGCTTTGTTTCCATTGAACTGTATTTACATACAAGCAATATAGATACAAAGATTTATCCATTAAATGCAAAGAAAGACACTGAACTATTTAATGAGTGTTTAAAAGTAAGCAATGAAATAGGAACTGAAATAGAAAAATTAGATGAGAGATATAAAATATTAAAATTACAAAAAAAAACTACTAAATAGTAGTTCCTTTTATTTCTTTTAAGTTCTCGTTTAATTCGGAATATTCTATAATGCATTCATCATAGTCTATGTTTTCCGACATGTTAAGTGAATTCATTTTAACTTTAAAATCTTCTAGAAATTTAATTTCAGAAATATCTTCTGACTCGTTTAAAATCCCATCAATTAAAGAAATATTTTCATTCTTCAAATCCTCAATGTAATTTATTTTGTTATTTGATTCTGATATTAACATATTAAAGACCTTTTTATCAGATTCATTAAGATGAGCAAATCTTTTGTTAAAATTATTTACTGCCATGTTTGTAATGAATTCCCAATTAAGAAAGTCTGGATTCTCTTTTTCTTCTAAAGATTGTTTACTTTCTTCTATGTTTCTTGTTAAATGTTCTAATATAAACTCATAAGACGCTTGAGATTCGTCTATTTTAGTATAACCAGGCCTTGTTACAGACTCAACTAATGTTTGAATATGGTTAAATAATTCATTTTTTTCTCCCGCATTGGACTCTACGTGGCTATTTTCTAACATAATAATTCGTACATCTCTGTTTTCTTTTAATATGTTTTGCCAATTTATCCCTTTTAAAATACTTAAGTTTTGAGCAATATACCTTTCGGCCAAGCTTTCTTTTATAAATGGTTTACAATCCTCAAAATTTTTAAAAACCAAATGTTGTTTTAATAAAACTGGAGATTTCTTTACGTTAGTGATGAATTTATTTAAAGAGTCATTTTTATTCTCTTTTAATATTTCTTGTGAAGCTAATCTTGAAATAGAATCTCTGATTGCACCATAATTTAAAGTTATATCTTTCATAAAATTATTTTATTTAAATATAAATATACAAAAATTATGTCTTTTAAAAAAATTTTTATATCTTTGCTTATAAAATAATATTAAAATTAACCTTTTTATGAAAACTTATTGGACATTAAATTCAAACTTACATCTTGTTAGACAAACTTTTGACAAGACACAAATTGAACACAAAAAAGTAGAAGCTAATACAAATCATGTTTTTATAATTGATTGTTCGGGGTCTATGTACTACGAACTAACAACTATAAGAAAAGATTTATATAACAAGATATCTACGGTTATGAAACCTGATGATTCTATTACAATCATTTGGTTTTCTGGAGCAAATCAATATGGAGTCATTTTGGAAGATTATTCTTTAAAGAGCGATATTAGCCTTAATAAAGTAAGAGAACTTATTGAGCGTTGGTTAACTCCTAAGGGATTAACTACTTTTAAAGGACCATTCGAAGAAGCTAAAAGAGTAGTTGGAAGAGTTTTGCAAAGCAAACCAAATTGTGTACATTCACTTTTCTTCTTAACAGATGGATATGACAACCAAAGCTCTACTTCTGAAATTCTAAAAGCTGTCACAGAAATTAAAGAAGATATTAGTACTTCTACAATTGTTGAGTATGGTTGATATTGTAATAAAGAATTACTATCTAAAATTGCCACTGAGATAGGGGGAATTCATATTTTTAGTGAACATTTTCAAGATTATGAACCTTATTTAGAAAGGGAATTTAAAAGCACAATAACTTCTCAAAAAAAATATGTTAAAATTGAAAATGAAATAGAATTTGATTTTGCATTTAGTATTTCTGAGGGTGGAGATATTATTAATTATTCTATAAATGAAAACAATGAAATTTTAATTTCTGATTCTATAAAAGATTTATATTATTTTTCAAAACATTCAATAGGACAACCGATTACTTTTTATGGCACTCCAGATTTTTTAAATGAGGAGTATAAAAAAACAAATTGTATTATTCCTAATAATGATATACTTAAACCTTTGTATGCTGCTATGTTCAGCTTTAGTAGGAGAAATGATTATAACATGGTATCTGAAGTTTTAAAAAATGTAGGTGATGCTAGATTAATTAAACAAAAAAGTAATACTTTCGGAACTCAAAAAAATAATGAATTAGAATCAGAGTTTTTAAAAGCAGTAAATGCTCCAGAACTTAGGTTTATAGAAGGTTATAATCCAAACCTTGAACCTAAAACAGATGCATATTGTGTTTTAGATTTAATGGAAGACCTTATGAGTTCGTCTGTAAACAAGTGGTATCCAAATCATGAAGCTTTTAGTTATAAGCGTATAGGCAGAAATGCTATTGAAAAACCGAAAGTAAGTAATGCTGAAAAAGATGAAATGAAGCAATTAATTAGTGAAGGAAAATTTGACGAACTAAAGAAAAAAACAGAAGAGGTCTCTAATAAAGAAGATGCATTAAAATTTAATTATGAAAATAAAGCTGCAGGTCACTCTATTTCTAATTTAGTTTGGAATGAAAAAAGGGCTAATTTATCTGTTCAAGTAAGATACCCTGGACATGTTAATTTGCCTGAAAATGAATTTGATACACTTCCTGAGAAATTTGATACACAGATTTTTAGGAATTATAATTTAATTAAAGATGGAATAATTCACACTTATAAACTTCCAGTAAGCTTAGGCTATGAAACATTTCTTAAATTGCAAGAAAATGATTTATTAAAAGGTGAGATTTATGATTTAACTGATAAAATTTTTATTCTTGATTTTTCTGAAATACCTGTAATTAACAGACAAATGATTGAAACTACTTCTGCAGAAAAATTGTTTAGAAATGAATATGAGTTACTAACCATGAAAGCAAAAAATTCTATATTCAATTATTATAAAAAACAACATATTGGACAAAAAAGTGTTGATTTTGTTGAAAAATATGGAGTAGAAGCTGCGGAATGGTTAAAAACTCTAGGAATTGCTTCTTATGGATTTAACCCACCATCAACTCTTGAAAAATCTGAGGAAGAAATTTTTGTAAATTCTTTAAAAGTTAAAATCAATAAACTTACTTTAATAAGTACAAAAAAAGATATTGATAAAGTTTTAGCAAAATACAAAGCTGGCGATGAGTTAACAGATAGAGAAAATCTTTTAATTCCAGCTATTGAAGAATTTGAAAGCTTTATGAAAAATATGGAAGGTATTGATGATTTAACTATTGTTGAAAAATGGCTCGATAAAAAGTCAGAGATATTTAGGAAACGAAAAAATGAATTGATGAGTGAAATTTCTAAAAGTAAATTCCTATGCATTATTGGAAAATCATGGTTTAAAGAATTTGAAAGCCGTGAAGAGAATGAAATGACTCTTAAAATTGATGATAAGGAAATTCAATTCTTAGTCGAAGATAAAATGGAGAAAATTAAAATTTAAAAAGAAAGCCCCTAAATTTGGGGCTTTTTTTATATCACTTTATAAAACTGCATTATTATATCTGTGAAGTTTCGACTTTCTCCTCCCATTTTAAAATTTGCAGTTTTTTGTAAAATTGCAAATATTTTAATGCTTAATTCTTCTGGAACTCCTCTATAGTAAGCCTCTGCTATACTACAGGCCATAGCTGCGATTGTATCGCTGTCTCCACCTATTGAAATTGCTTTTCTTAAACAATCCACAAAATTACTAGATTCTAAAAAAGCAATAATAGATTCTGGTACGGAACCAGCACAACTAACATCAAAATTATAATCTGGCCTTATTTCTTCAAGCGTTCTATTTAAGTCATATTGAAAATTTTCTTCAATAAAAGCTTTTATTTGTTCTTTGCTATAGTTGTTTTTAGCCAAAAATACCGCTCCAGCAATTGCTTGTGCTCCAGCAATTGCATCTGGATGGTCATGAGTTACTTGTGCGCTTGCTTTAGCTTCTATTAAAACATCTTCCAAGGTACAACACAGCCATCCTAATGAACTAACTCTCATAGCAGAACCATTTCCATAACTTCCATATCCAGACGTGCTATCACTGTCTACCCAACTTATAAAGCTACCTCCAAATCCTGCAAGAGGAAATCTCCTGGTATATTCTTTAAGTGTAGTTGCATAATTTTTCTTATTCATAAAAGCATCTGCGATTGCAATGGTCAAAACTGTATCATCTGTAAAGCGAGTTTTTTCAGTAAAAAGAGCAAACTCTTCATGTTTACAATTATATGCTTCATAAACAGACCCAATTATATCACCTGTAATTGCTCCTAACATATTTTCTTTTGTTTTAAAATTTCTTTGTAAATATTTAATCTATCTTTGGTAACACTGGTAATTTCATATTTATCTTTTACAAAGTTGTGTAGATTTTCAGCTAATGCATTTCTATATCCTGGGTCGTTAATAACTTTGCGCATAGCTTTATACCAGTCTTTTTTCGAGTTTTCAACTAAAATTCCAGTTTCTCCATTTTTTATCAATTCTTTACAAATTCCAAAATTTTCAGCTATTAAGACTTTTTTCTTCATACCAGATTCAATTAATTTTAATTCAGATTTAACTTCATTAAAATAGTGTGGGCGAGTTTTAATAGTTCCTTTTCGTGGGTCAATAATTGCAACTATTTCTCCACCTGGTAGTTCTTTATAGGTTTCTGTTCTCTTTAAAGGAGCTAAACAAACATCACAATAATCATAGTGTTTTCCATATTGAGTTAAAGGAAGGGTCCATCTTCTAACAAAATTTTTGGTGTATTCTTCTGGATATTGTTCTTTTTTAATTTTCTTTAACCATTTTACATACTCTTCATCATCTTTTAAAAGCTCATAATTGCTTGTGAATATTTTTTCAAAATTACACCATATAGTCTCATGTGGTTTAATTTTTCTGGTTGTTTTTTCATTATTAGCGCCCAGCTGTGTTACTGTACCACGAGTATCAAATCCACACATTATAATTTGAAATTTATCTTTTAAATCAGGGCTATGATTTAATTTTTGCATTGATTGGTCTAAAAGGTTTAAATCGTGAAGATGTGAAGACCCCCCTATCCAAGAAATTCGACATTTATCGGTAAGGTTTTTTTGTAAAGGAGAAGACCACATTTTATGATTCATATCTAATGCATTTGGGATTACATAAACATTTTTATTATATGCTTCAATATATTTTTTAAATGTAGTGGTGGTAGTAGTTATATACTCCGCATGTTTTATATTATTTAGAATCTTTTCAGGATATTTTTCTGCTTTAGCTATTTCATATAGAGGATGGGTGGTTGGCGGTTGCCAATAGTCATCAATGTCCATTATAGTAATAACACCTCGTTTTTTTAATTCTTCGGCAACTTTAGGAAATTCTTCAAAAGGACCAAACTGTCTGTGGAAGTGTATGATGTCATATTTTGATAAGGCATCATAATCATTAAATTTAACTTGGTGGTTAATATCTACTTCAAATTCATCAGAAAAGTTCTTTTGAATTGATTGTGCTGCCCAGATGTTACGAAAATGACCTACTCCCTGTAAGTCAGAGGGCACCATTAAAATGTGAATTTTTTTATTCATAAAATATATTTTAATTAAAATATAAACTTATGAAATAAGAAAATAAACTATATTTTGAAATTAATCCAAATATTTTATTCCACCACTTTCAATATTAACTATAAATCTGAATGTTTGAAGGTTTTCTTTATCATCATTATAATATACCCAACCAAATAATTCATTAGAAATATTATGAGATGCGCTGATTGAGAATAAAGTAGATTTTGAGCTTTTTTCCCCAAAATCTAATTTAATTTTAACCAAATCAATAAAGTTTAATTTTTCTTTAATTTTTAAACGTAAATTTTTGAGTGTTATTATTTCCCAAAAACTTTTCATTAAAACACGGTCAACTGAAATTGCTATTTCATGACTCCTTTTGTGTAGTCCTGCTAGCACAGAATAATCTAATTCAGAATAGTTTTCTCCTGAAATCTCAAATTCATAATCTATTATGTCTACCGTTTGTTCTGTAGAATTTATTGAAATTGTTTTATTTTGCATAGTTTTTTGTGTTTTCTTTGATTTTATCTAAAATTGTAGAATTATAAGCTTTTGCTAGCTCTAAATCTTGCACGTTAACAAAATCTTTTTCGATTGTAATAAACCCTGACTTTTGTTGCTTATCTACTGGAGATGTCATTTGTCCTTGAGATATACAAAACTGTCCTGGTTGTAAAATTAATCCAGGAGCTTGAGTGCTACTAATGGCAACTGCAACTTTAATTTGTCTGTCAGAAATGTTCTTTATTTTCCAAAATGTTTTCATAGTTTTAATTTTTAATAAATATATTGATATAAATAATAAAAGTAAATGCTTAAATTGTTTTTATATAACATTTTTTAATTGATATTGGGTTCTTTGGTATAAAGTAATCTTTGTTATTAAATTTAATTTGTTTTACTTCTAGATTTTCTTTAATTATTAGAGCGCTACTAGCTTCTCCTCTAAACGCATTTTCCACTTCTTTTGGTGTATCTATTTTAGTGAATTTAGAGCCGACTTCAACTAAATCTTTTAGTTTTAACTCTTTGTTTTCGGCCATATTTTGCAAGTAAGGTTGTTCAGTGGGAATTGGTGCTTCCACTGATGTTTCTATTGCTCTTTCTGAGTTTGTCATGAAATAGCTTTTTACAATGTTTGAAATGACATCATTAATTTTAGCGTCCATATCTACATTATTGGTTATATAATTTTCAATGTCTTTTTCTATAACAGGATTTGATTCTACTTTATATGGATTTTCTTTATAAACTCCATTTTCATCAGCTAAAGGCTGTTCGTTATTGGCTACAAATTTTGTTGTTCCATTTCTATAATCATATTCTAAGTCTCCAATTTTTTCGAATTTAGCTTGATGCACCTCTGCTCTTGTTTTTCCCTCCTCAGACCACATTTGATTTAACGATTTTGAAAATTCTGGATTTTCCATAGTTTTAAAAGGTTTATGAGAAAGATTTTCTCCACTTTCGCTTAATTCATTATAATCAAAAATAAATACTTTACCAGGGTCAATGTTTTTTAAAAAGTCAGGAACATCGCTTAATGCTACCTTGGGTGTCATAGCGTCACCTAAAGGTTGTGTGCCCGCTTCCATACTCATAGGAGCTTGTGGTTGTACATTTTGAGTACTATTAGCTTTTTCTGGTTCTTGAGTTTTTATAGGGGCATTTTTCTCTTCCTCTTCTTGGGGAAATTCATTAGGAGATACACTAGTGCCTGGGTTCTCAAGTTCATTAATTTGCTCTCCACCTTGAAATTCTTGTATTTTTTTAGATACCTTTTCTTTTATTGCATTTAGATTTAAAACATCATTTAATCCTTTTTCTCTTAATTCTTGTGCAATTAAAGCATTTATTTCTTCTTGGTTTATTGGATGTACCATAGATATATTATTTTTATATAAATATTCAGTTTTTTTCATTTTTTGTTTTTTGGTAAACTATTTATAAAAAATAATAATTTAATATATGGCAAAACCTATTAAAGGAAAAAGTAAAGCTGATTTAAAAGACGAAGTATCTTCTTACAATCAGAGAGAGAATAGAAAGTTGACTTTAAAAAAAAGTAACATAGAAAAATCAGGAATAGAATTAACCCCTAAACAACATGAACTTTACAAAATGATTAGAAATAATACTTTTTCCATAGTTCAAGGTCCTGCGGGTACGTCTAAAACGTTCACTGCGTGTTATACGGCACTCAATTTATTAGCGGATAAAAAAATAGAAAGAATTATTTTAACTAAGCCAATAAAAGAAAGTGGAGAAGAATTAGGACATTTACCAGGCGACATTGAAGAAAAGACCGCTCCTTTTATGAGAAGCTATTTTTCTAATTTTGAAAAAATCATAGGGAGGTACAATGTAGAAATGTTAAAAATAAATGGAGAAATTCAAGTAGAACCATTGGCTTACATGAGAGGAGTAACATATGACAATGCTATTATTTTATTAGATGAAGCTCAAAATGCTACAATTAAACAATTAATGCTTTGGATAACAAGATTAGGAAAAGATTCAAAGGCAGTTTTAATGGGTGATGTTAGTCAATATGACATAAAAACAAGCGATTCTAGATTTTTAGATTTCATTAACATGGTAGATGGAATTGAGAATACTAAAAGTTTTCAGTTTAGCTCAGAGGACATTGTGCGTAATAGGATTTTAATAGACATTGTTAATAGATATGAGAAATTCAAGCATAAAAAATAAAATTTAATCTATTTATAAAAAAAAAAGTTATGAAAAATACAAACGAAAAAAGAGGAACTGGTTTAATATCACCTCAAAAAGAAAAACCTGCTCAAAAGGGAATAAAAACAATCCCTGGCCATAGTGATGGTCTTATGGAAAGAGAAGAATTAAAAGTAGTAACCGAAGATGGGCGAGAACTATTAAAAGAAGATTAATTATTGTAAACAAAAAAAGGGGACTAAATTTTAGTTCCCTTTTTTATGTTCTTATATTTTGATTAAAATATATCTCCTTTTTTGATTCCTGCTAAAACTTGACTTCTACTTTTCGCTTCTTCTGATATTAACTGACTTTCATTAATAGTATCTTGCTTTTCTGTAAAAGGAGTTTTCTCACCTGGACCATCTGAAGATTGTTCTGTTGCTGGTGAATGTCCATCTTGTGGCTCTTCAGCATTTTCTTGTAATTCTTCAATTTCTTCAGGATTAACTTCCATGCCTTCTTCGTCTCCAGGAGCGTCAATTTCAATTCCTTCTCCACCCTCTTCAGCTTCTCCGCCTAATTTTTTGTCAACAACGTCTTCAACTTTTTCTTCTATGGCATCTGCTAATTTTGCAAGTAATGCTTCGATGTCATCAGTGGCTTCAATATCATCTTCAAAACCCATTTCTACGTCTTCGTCTCCAGGAATTTCAACTTCAATTTCTTCTACATCTTCTCCAGGAATTTCTAATTCTTCATCTTCTTCAAGTTTATGAGTTCCTTTGACTTGGAATTTCTTACCAAAACCATCACCATCAGATAAACCGTCAGGACTTCCGCTATTGATTTTTCTTGTTCCACTTGCCTCTACTTCTTCAATTGTTTCTTCATCTTCCATTGAAAAACCTTCTATAAGAGTCTTGATTTTCGCTTCAACTTCTTGTAAACGGGTTTTCAATTTAACCTCTTGTTTCTTCTTAGCATATTCTTCTTTGATTATTTGAACAACTTCTGATTTGGAAATTTTAATTTTCTTTGCCATAATTAATTTTTTTTGTTTTTAATAAATATAATAAAAAAATGAAAAAACATTTTTATTTTTGTAAAGTCTGTTTTAACTCTTCAATTTGTCTTTCTAAATCTAATAGTTTAGTCTGCGCATCCATTTCAACAGCATCTTCACCTTCATTTTCGCCATCTTGGCAACACATTTCTTGGTCAAGTGCATAAAGGTCTTGTAGGTTACCTACGGCATTTAAATCTTCAGAATCGCCAATTTCACTTGCCATAGGAGATGGTGTAGCTAGGCCTAAAACTTGAGCAGGTGTTCCGCCACCACCAGGCATTCCAGGTGCAGTAGAATTCTTAAAACCAGGACCTAAGCCAACTTCAAAAGAACGCATTTCATTTAATTTTTTTACTTCTTCGTTTAATTGTTTTGCTTTTTTATATAATTCTGTTTTCGCCTTGTAATTAATTGCTTCTTGAATTATAGCTTTTTTTACATTGTTTGGATTAACTTTCATAACTTTACGTTTATTTTTAAATAAATATTACAAAATTTTTTATTTTTCGTTTTTTCTTTAAAACATATTGTATTTTTTTGAAAAAAGTTGATTATTTGATGGAAATTTCATATATTTGCGTAAACGTTAAATATGTTAGATATAATAATTCTCAGTCAGAATAACCCCCAAATGCTATCGTTAACTTTGCAATCTTTGAAGAAAAAGTTTTCAGAAGTTAAAATAAATGTTTTATTTCATGGCATAGAAAAAGGAACACCTAAGGGATATTTGCAACTTTTAGAGCACTGGGGAGAGTTTTCTGAAATCTATTGGCATACGACAAATATAGGTAACTATAAAAAAAATCTAATAAATCTTCTAAAGACACTTATGTCTAAAGAGGTCTTATTTTTAACTGATGGCGATGTCTTGTTTGATGATTTTGACATATCAGAGGTTCAAAAATGTTTATTAAACGATGAAGTTCTTTGTCATTCTTTAAGATTGGGATTAAATACGAATGTTTGTACGAGAATGGAGTGCGAAAATGTTATAAAGGCCAGAGAAGAGGATAATCATATAATTTGGGATTGGTCTAAACATTATTTAGATTTTGGATATCCTTTTAGTTTGCATGGACATATATTTAATACTAAAGAAATTACCAAGCTTATAAAAAAAGCAGTATTTAATGACCACTTTACTCTCGAAGAGGGATTACAAATGTTTGAGCTTTTTCCTAAAAAACATATGACGGCCTTTAAGTACAGTAAATCTGTTTTTATTCCTTATAATCCAGAGTTCATAACTATTGATGACTTTTTAGATGGATATACCCCCGACTTCGAAAGTATGGATTTTACAAATATAAATAAATGTGAAGGTGAAATACACTTCGAAAATATTAAAATAGCTAAATAATGGAAAGAAGCTTTAAAATAATAGTACCATTCTATAATGCTGAGAAGTTTATAGAAAGATGCATGGGTTCAGTGATGTCTCAAAAATATGAGAACTATAAAGTAATTTTTGTTGATGATGCGTCAACTGATAAGTCATGGGATTTATTGCCTCATGATAATAAAAAGGTTATATGCATTAAAAATGAAGTCAACGTAACAGCTCTTCCAAACATTCATCATGCGATTATGTATCACTGTAATCCAGAAGATATTGTAGTATTAGTGGACGGTGACGATTGGCTTCCAAGTAAGAATGTTTTAAAGTATTTAAATGATTTCTACAATGAAAATGATTGTTGGGTAACTTATGGACAAGCATCTTGGACAGATGGGAGAAGAGGGTTTGCTTCGGCATATCCCAAAGAAGAATTTGACCATTTGAGAAAAGCCCCTTTTAGAATCTCTCATTTAAGAACGTTTATCACAGGAGTCTATATGGCAATAGAAGACCAAGACAAAGGGTTTAGTTGTTTAAAGGGAAAAAATGGTGAATTTTATAAAATGACGTATGATGTTGCCATTATGCTTCCTCTTTTAGAGTTGTCGGGATATGATAAAGTAAAATATATAGATAAGGTATTATATACTTACAATCGTGACAATCCAATAAGTGATGATAAAGTAAATCAAAAATTACAATGGGATATTCATAAAGAGATATTGAAAAAGAAACCTTTTAATCAAATTGAAAGTTATGAATAATTACAAAAAAATAAAAGAAGAAAATTTAGTTTTAATTCAAAATCCAGAGAAACTTTTTGATATTAACTTTCTTATTCCAGTGCGTAATAGGATAGAATTTGCCCAACCGATGTATAACAGTTTCTTAAAAGCTAAAGAAAATTCGAGTTTAGCAATAAGTTATACAGTTATAGAGCACTCTGAAATTCCAGACCATGCTAAATTTTGCAAAAAAAATAAAATAAATTACATTTGGATTAAATCGGCTCCTGATGAATTGTTTAACAAATGTTTGTGTTATAATTTAGGAGCTTTATATTCAAATATCTCTAAATATATTCTATTTCATGACATTGATTGCTTAGTTCAATCTGATTTTTTTGTAAAATTAACCAAAAACATAACAAATCAAAACTGTAAAGCAATTCAATGTTTTCAACAGCGCAGGGTTTTATATTGTAATGAAAATTTAACAAAAGAAATTGTCAATGAAAAATTTACAGCATTTGATGTATTAAATTTGAAAGACAATTCAAACATAGACCTGCCGAGACTGGGAGGAAAAGTTATGTTGGGAGCGCCTGGCGGTTCTATTTTAGTTGAAAGAGAATTGTTTTTCGATGTTGGCGGATATGATGATGATTTGTTTTTGGCTAACTCCCCCGAGGATGCTTATTTTTGGGAAAAAATAGATACTATTAGTAAAATGCATACGGCTGAAAATCCTGCTATTGATATTTTTCATATGTATCACTCTCCAACATATATGAGCAATCCGTATATTAAGCAAATGCAAAAAATTTACGAGGATTTTAAAAAGCTTACAAAAGAAGAAAAAACAAGAGAAATAAAAGAAAAAAGTAAACAAATTAAGAAATTTTTAATATGATGAATGAATATTTTGAAAAAATTTATTGCGTAAATCTTGATAAGAGAAAAGATAGATGGGAGCAAGCACAAGTTCAGTTTAAGAAACATAATTTAGAAGTAGAGCGATTTTCGGCAATAGAGGGTAATCCAGATAATATCCCAACTAAAATTGTGTCAGGGCACGTAGGGTGCGTATTAAGTCATTATAATATTATAAAAAAAGCAAGTGAAAATAATTTAAATCAGATATTAGTTTTAGAAGATGATGTTGTTTTTTCTGAAAACTTACAAGATGATTTTAAAAAACTTATTAAACAAGTTCCAGAAGATTGGGATATGCTTTATTTTGGAGGTAATCATAATGGAATACCACTAGAAATGGTTGATGAAAATGTTGCAAAAATTCAAAAAACTTATACCACTCATGCTTATGCTATTAGAAAGCCTGTTTACGAGGTAGTTTTAAAGATGTTTCCTAAATTAAAGCATGAGGTGGATGTTATGTATTCTTTATTGCAGGGGAGCTTTAATTGTTATGTTTTTCGTCCTCATTTAGCGTGGCAAAAAGATGGTTATAGCGATATATTAAACAAAGAAGTTAATTATGATTTTTTAAAAAAATAACGAGATGAAAATTTTTATTTATACAGAAATATTTAATTGTGGATTAATTGGAAAAAAATGCTTAGAAAGTTTTTTTAAGTTTCACAAAGATGTAATTATACACGTTGCAGGTACGGACAAGGATTTTAAAAATCTTGGGAAATTTAATAATGTTGAATATATTAATTTTGCTGGCGATGATAAATTAAAACATTATTATAAAACAGGGGGACATTTAGGGACTGCATATATATTTGCAAAAGTTCTTAAAAGAGAATATGGAGATTATGATTATGTGATTCATTTTGATAGTGATATAATTTTTAGAAAAGAAAGTTTAAATGACATTATTAGTAAATTTAAAGAAGGATATGATTTAGTAGGACCAAGAAGACCTTATAAAAACAATGTAGCAAATAAAAATGGTCAATATAATAATATGTCTGACGTAAGTAGTACTTATTTTTTTGGTTATAACATAAACAAAGTTTCAAATTATGATTTTCAAACGTTACAGCAAATGATTGTTGGTTATTATAATCCAATGGGATTTAATGTAATAGATTTTTTTGACCCAGTTTCTTTTGATATTATAAAAAACGAAGGTAAAATTTATTATTTAGATTTTAAAAAATATGGTTCTTGTAATGAGAAAGGAGATTGGGATAATGGATTTAGTGATTTAAATAAAATAATTGATTTTGGTGAAAACATTGCTCATTTTGCAGGAATTGGTTCTGGAATGAGTTTCTATGAAAATGGAAAAGGGGATGTTCCTGATTCATATGCAGACTGGGCAGAAGCAAGATATGCGCTTTATATGAAGATATTTTATAACAAAGATATTAAAGTAAAATACAATGAAGAAGACTTTAAAAAACTAAATAAATTATTTAATGATGAATAAATTAAATATAAATTGTACTTGGGATTTAGATTTTGAGATGTTTCATGAAAAAAAAATAGAGCTTTTTGTGGACTTTCATAATGTAAATAAAGTTCTTGGGAAAAATGTTATTAAAATTCTTTTTATATTAGAGCCACCAGAAATAGCTCCTGCATTTACTAATATGGCAATTAGTAGACAGCGAGAGTTTGATTTTATCTTAACTCATAATCAGGAAATATTAGATAAGTGTAAAAATGCTATATTGTTTGAATTTGGCACAACATGGATTAAAGAGCCATATTCTTTTACAAAGAAAAAATTTGAAGTTTCGACATTAGTAGGAGGAAAGTTAATGGCGCCTGGACATCACTTAAGACAAAAGCTCTGGTACAAGGAAAATAAAATAAAAACTCCTAAAAGGTTTTTTATTAGCGGAAATATGCATGGAAACCTTCAAAATTTTAACAACAATCCTTTGTTGGGTAATAAAAAAGAACCTTTGTTTAACAGTCAATTTCATATTGTTATTGAAAATGTAAAAAGAAAAAATTGGTTTACTGAAAAGTTAATTGATTGTTTATATACCAAAACAGTGCCTATTTACTATGGATGTCCAAACATTGAAAACTATTTTGATACAGATGGAATGTTTTTAGTAAATTCTGTTGATGAAATTATTAGTGTTTGTAACTCTTTAGATGAAAACACATATTTGGAAAAATTAAAATATGTTGAAAAAAACTATGAATTAAGTAAAGAGTTTGTTAATATTAAAGCTCGTTTGAAAAAAACCATAAAAAAAATATTAAAATAAAAACACTATGAAAAAAATTATCGTAACAACAACTATAAGCTCCGTTTTAGAGGCAACTGAAAAATACTCTAAAATGGAGGAATGGGAGCTTATTGTGGTGGGGGATTTAAAAACCCCAGAGGAAGATTATAAAAAAATCAAATGTGATTACTTAATACCTAAATACCAAGAAAATAAATGGAAAAAACTAAGTGACCTTATTGGTTGGAATTGTGCAGAAAGAAAAAATCTAGGTGTACTTGAAGCATATGATAGAGGAGCGGATATAATAGCAATAGTAGACGATGATAATGTGCCTCTTGATAATTGGGGGAAAAACTTATTGATTGGCAAAGAAGTAGAAGTTGATTTTTACGAAACAGATAGAATTTGCTTTGACCCATTATATCATACAAATTATCCTAAACTATGGCATAGAGGATATCCTCTTCAGTTACTAAAGGAAAGAGATAGCTATATTAGAACTAGAAAAACCATAATTCCAGATGTTCAATCTGGTCTTTGGAATAATGAGCCAGACATAGACTCGATTTGTAGGATGGAGCATATGCATAAAATCAAATTTTGCGAGTATACAAAAGCTGGTTTTCCAATGGCGACAAATACATTTTCTCCTTATAATTCTCAGAATACAATTTTATCAAGAGCTGCGGCTAGGGAATATTTCATGATGGCGAAAACAGGGAGAATGACTGATATATGGGCCTCGTTTTATAATCAAGCATGCGGTTTTAAATCAGTATATACAGAGGTTGATGTCAGACATGATAGACATATTCATAACGAAACAAAAGATTTTGAAGATGAGTATTTGGGAAATATAAATACAATAAATTTATTAAAAGACCTTAAAGAAAATACAATGAACATAGGACGTTATTTACCTTTAGAAACATTTGAAAGTTTAAAGGAATATAAAAAACAAATTGCTTTAATAGATAAAAGAAAATAAAAATATGAATTACCCAAAATATGACGTGTTAATCAAAAGTGGGACTAAAGATTATGCAAAACTTAGACATGTAATAAACTCAATTAAGTTTCTTAATCCACAACCAAGCAAGGTGTTTTTAATTAATCCAGATGGCTTCAAACCAGAAAATTCTGATTATGACAGTAAAATAGTTGTCATTAAGGATGATGAAGTCTTTCCAGGATGTGATAGAAAGAATATTGTGCATAGGCCTAATTGGTGCTTTGCAACTTTTGTGGCACTTTTCCAAGATGTGACAGAACAAGATTTTTACCTAGACATTCAATCTGATAATTTTTTTATAAAACCATTGGATTTGTTTAGTGACGAAGGAAAACCTATTTTCTTTATGTCACCACAACATTCTCATTATCATTTACCATATTTTCTTTTTAGTCAAAAGATGTTTGACCTAGAGAGAGTTGGAGATGATTCGTTTATTATAGATTTTATGATGTATAATAAAAAAATGAGCAAAGAAATGTTAAAACCTTATGGTGACGATTTTAATGTATTTTTTAATGAGGCTTGTAAAAATATAACAAGTAAAATATACCCAACTGAACAAGATTGTTTTGCAAATTGGTGCCTAAAACATCATTCAGGAGAATATTCAATTCAAAAAGATATTCAAACAATTTTAGAAGGTAAAGATTTCCCAAAAAACTATACGGAACAAGAGGTGGAAAATATACTTAACACAAGAGTTTTTAATGATGAAATTGCAATTTCACTTCATACGTGGACATAATAAATTAAAAATATGGAAGAAAAGAAAATAGTAGTTACAGGTGGCTCAGGAATGGTCGGTAGAGCACTTAGGGACATTATGCCAAATGCGGTTTATTTATCCACTAAGGAATATGATTTTACAGAAGAAGAAGAAGTTATTACGATGTTTAAGGTATACAAACCACATATTGTTATACACTTAGCTGCTAAAGTTGGAGGAATCATAGATAACATTAATAAGCCAGCAGAATATTTTACTGATAACATTTTAATGAATACTCTTTTAATTAAATGGGCTAAATTTTATAATGTTGACAGATTTATTGGTATCTTAAGCACATGTATTTATCCAGACGAAGTGAAAAAATACCCAATGGAAGAGAGTGATTTACATTTAGGACCACCAACTCTTACTAATTTTTCTTATGGGTATGCAAAAAGATGTATGGCAGTACAAATAGATGCATATAACAAACAGTATGCAACTAATTACAACTATCTTACTCCTCCTAATCTTTATGGAGAGTATGATAAGTATGGGGAAAATAGTCATTTTATTGCAGCTTTAATTAAAAAAATAATAATAGCGAAACAAAATGGCAGTGACCATATAATGTTATTTGGTACAGGAACTCCTCTTAGACAATTTGTTTACGCTAGAGATTTTGCTAAGGTTATTAAATCTTGTATTGATAACAATTGTTATGATAGCTTTAATGTTGCTCCTACAGAAAATTATTCTATAGAAGAAATTGCAAAGATTTCACTAAAAGCATGTGATGCAGAACATTTAAAAATTAAATTTGATACCACCAAACCAGATGGTCAATTTAGAAAAGATGTTTCTAATGGGTTAATGAAAAAAATAATGCCTGATTTTAAATTTACCGAATTATATGATGGGATAAAAAAAACTTATGAATTTTTAAAAGAAAAGCAATCATGGTAACAATTAAACTTATGGGTGGAATTGGAAATGTGCTTTTCCAAATAGCTGCCGCATATGCTTATGCAAAAAAAACCAATAAAGAATTAAAATTAACAACTAATGATTTTAATGTAGTACATAAACATTTAGATAGTTACAAAGAAAATATATTACACAATGTTGATTTTTTAAACAATTATAATACCAAAGGATTTAAGTCATTCACTGAGCCTGGATTTAACTTTACAGAAATTCCAAACATAAATGGAAATGTCATGCTAATTGGTTATTTTCAGGCTGAAAATTACTTTAAAGACTATTTGGGTGACATAAAAAAATTATTCGAATTTCCCTTGCAAATTGTTAATAATGTAAGCAAAGTTGTTAAAACAAAATATAAAATTGATATGCTTGCGGACAATATATGCTCTATTCATGTAAGAAGAGGAGATTATTTAAAATCTCCAGACCACCATCCAGCACAAAGTTTAAATTACTATATGAAAGCTATGAAAAAAATAGGAATGGACAAAAAATTTCTTGTTTTCTCTGATGATATAGAATGGTGTAAAAATAATTTCCCAGATATGGATAATTTGACTTTTGTTGAAGATTTTATGGACTATGAAGACTTGTGTTTAATGAGCTTATGTAATCATAACATTATATGCAATTCAACTTTTTCTTGGTGGAGTGCTTTTTTGAATAAAAATCCAAAAAAGAAAATTATAGCGCCCTCTATATGGTTTGGAAAAGCTTATGCTAACTATAATATAAAAGACCTTTATTGCGAAGATTGGAAAATCGTGTAAAATATTTGATTTCAGAGTGAAAATTTCTTATATTTTAGGAAATTAAACTTCATGAGAGAAATCAAACTTGTAAATGATACGATATCTAACCAAGATATAGATAAATTAATAGAGTGGCTTAAGACATATCCCCGTTTAACAAAAGGAGATAAAACAATTGAATTTGAAGAAAAGTGGTCAAAATGGCTCGGAGTAAAGCACTCTGTATTTGTTAACTCTGGCTCTTCAGCAAATCTAATGATGCTCTATGCGTTAAAGCTCACAAAAAAACTTCGAAACAATACTATAGTAGTACCATCGTTGTCATGGGCAACCGACCTTGCTCCTGTAATGCAGCTTGGTTTTAACCCAGTTCTAGTAGATACCGATATTAAAAATTTATCAGTAAATCTTACTGATTTAGAGGAAGTTTTTAAAATTGAAGCTCCCGCAGCGCTTATGCTTGTCTCAGTTTTAGGTTTACCCCCTAATATGACAAAAATTAAAGAACTATGTCAAAAGTATGGAGTTTACTTATTGGAAGACACTTGTGAATCATTAGGTTCGGAGCATAAAGGGCAAAAATTAGGAACATTTGGCGAAATGTCAACTTTCTCGCTTTATTTCGGACATCACATATCAACAATTGAAGGTGGAATGATTTGTACAGATGATGATGAGCTGTATAATATTTTAAAAATGATTAGAAGTCATGGCTGGGATAGAGACTTAGACGAAGAAGCTCAGAAAAAACTTAGAGACCAATGGGGGGTCGATAATTTTTCTGCTCTTTATACATTTTATGTACCTGGATTTAACATGCGGTCAACGGACTTGCAAGCATTTTTAGGCATAGAACAATTAAAAAAATTAGATTTCATCGTAGAAAAAAGATTTCAAAATTTTTGTCATTTCGAATCATTATTAAAGGAACATTTAAGATTTTGGCCAAATATACCCGAAGGCGAAATTATTTCAAGTTTTTGTATTCCAATAATTCTTGGAAATAAAAAAACTATGTTGGGAAAATGTGAAGAAGAGAAGAAAAACCTTGTTAGAGAATTAAAAAAATATGGCATAGAATCTCGACCATTAATTGCTGGGTCACTTGGCACTCAGCCTTATTACATAAAAGAATATGGGCGCAATGAAAAAAAATATTGTTCTCTAATAGATTCAAATGGGCTTTATGTTCCAAATAACCCCGAACTTAGTTATAATGATATAAAACAAATATGTAATATAATTATTAAAAATATTTAACATGAAGAAAAGAAAAATAGCATTTCTAACTGGAATAACTGGTCAGGATGGGAGTTACCTTGCTGAGCTTTTGCTAGAAAAAGGTTATGAAGTACACGGGGTAGTTAGAAGGAGTAGTTCTTTTAATACGGGTAAGATTGACCATATTTTTGGAAAACTCAAATTGCATTTTGGAGATATTACAGACCCCATAGTTATAACACGGTTAATTTCAGAAGTTCAACCAGATGAGATTTATAATCTTGCGGCACAGTCGCATGTGAGAGTTTCTTTTGATATTCCTTATTATACTGCTCAAGTAGATGCTATTGGAACATTAAACATTCTAGAAGCGATGAGAACGCATTGTCCGACAGCTAAACTCTATCAGGCATCAACTTCTGAGCTTTTTGGCAAGGTTATAGAAACACCTCAAACAGAAACGACTCCGTTTTATCCAAGGTCTCCTTATGGAGTAGCTAAAATATATGGATACTGGATTGTAAAAAATTATCGAGAAGCATATGATTTGTTTGCTTGCAATGGAATTTTATTTAACCACGAAACTGTAGTTGATTTTACACCCATGATATTTAAGATTGGTGATGAAATTGATATTAAACCTATTTCAGAAATAGTTAAATATCATACAAATAAGAATAAATTATCTATAGATATAAATAAAAAAGAATATCAAGAAACAATAGTAACTGAAAACTTAGAAGTTTGGGACAAAAATAAATGGACAAAAGTTAAGTATGCTTCTGGTTACCCACATGACACAGATAATAATAAAAATCCTAAATTTTTAGTCAGTAAAAATGCTGCATATTTAGCAACATCTTCACATAAATGCATAATGGAAAATGGAGAAGAAAAAACATTTGGTAATATTAAACTAGGTGATAAAGTAAGTCTTATAGCATATCCAATAAATAAAAATCTAAAAAATAAAATTTCAGAAAAAGAAGCAGAATTGATAGGGTTTATAGTTGGAGATGGTGACTATAATAAAAAAGAAAATAAATTAAGAATTACAGGAAAAGAAACTAAATATATAAAAAAGTATGCTGAAATTTGGGAAAATTTAGGTGGAACAATTCATGAATATCAAACTAGGTCTGGATTTAATAAAAATGAAAAAATATGGCAATATAATTTAAATGGCAATAAAGAATGGGGTAAAAAATATTTAAATGATATATATGATGAATATAAAAAAAAGAGAGTTCCTAAGTTAATATTGAATTCCAATAAAAATATACAATTATCTTTTTTAAATGGGTATAATAATGCAGATGGGTTGAAAAAAAACCCTTGTAAATATAAATTTAAAAATTTTAAAACTAATTCTCACACTTTGGCTGCTGGTTTAATTTTTCTTTTACAAAATACGACCAAACAAAAATATAATATAAATGTTGAGAAAATTTTTAAATTTAATAAAGAGAGATTATATTATTCAATTAATATTTTAAGCAATTCAAATAAAGGACAAAATCATAGAAATAGCATTGAGAAATGGAATAAAGTTGAAGAATTAATTAATAAAGAATATTCACAAAGAAAAATACAAAGAGAAACAGAAATTAGTAGAGGTTTTATAAGAAAGATTCAAAACGGTTATATACCAAATAACAAACATCATTTTAATATTGAAAATAATTCAATAAAAAAAATAATTGATATGAAAGAATATAATGGTTGGTTTTTTGATTTAGAGACAGAAAGTGGAACGTTTCATGCTGGGGTGGGACAAGGACATGTTCATAATTCTCCACGTAGAGGACTTACATTTGTTACTAGAAAAATTACATCTGAATTAGTTAAAATTAAATTTGGAGCGAATAAAACTTTAAAGCTTGGAAATTTAGATTCTCAAAGAGATTGGGGACATGCAAAAGAATATGTAGAGGGAATGTGGAGAATGTTACAGCAGGATACTCCAGATGATTTTGTTTTGGCTACTGGGGAACTACATTCGGTTAGAGAGTGTGTAGAGATTTCTGCTAAATATTTAGGATATGAAATTGAATGGAGCGGGAGTGGTATTGATGAAAAGGGTCATGATAAAAATACAGGCCAATTGTTAATTGAAATTGACCCTGCTTATTTTAGGCCGACAGAGGTTGAATTATTACTTGGAGATGCAACTAAGGCAAAAGAGGTTTTAAATTGGGAAACAAAAGTTAAGTTCGAAGATTTAATAAAAGAAATTATAGAAAGTGATTATTCTCAAATGGAAAAAACAAAAAAAATAGAGTAAAATCATTTTTTTTAGATATTTTTTAGTATCTTTACAAAAAAAGAAATATGAAATTTAAAGAACTTACTGAAGAGCAAGTAAACTATGCTCGAACAATCCACTTAAACAAAGAATTGTCATGGGACGAAAGAATGGCTATTTTAATGAAATACTTTGATAAGTCCGAAAGAACTGTGCGAAAATGGTTATCTAAACTTAATGTCAAAGAAAAAGAAAATGTTGAGAATTCTGAACAGTATGCAGAAGCAAAAAAGAGAACTTTTGACAAAACCAAAAAGAGATTTTTAATCACATGGGCTCAAAATGACACTCCTATTCATCAGAAATTTTTTGATAACATGAAGGCTTATGCAGAATTTATCAATGCAGATATTCATGTTATTGCAGGACGTTATAAGAATCCAACATCTGTTTTTACAGATAAAAACTTTGATGTCTGGGATAATAGAGTTTTACCTTTTTTAGATGCAGGTAGACATAATATTCATAAATATGTTTCTGTAATGTCAGACGTAAAAGTTCAACCTACTGCAGTTAATCCTTTAACTGGTATGGGCGGAATGAGCGGAATTAATTCATGTATCTTTGGTTCACCTAAAGTTCATATGGAGGTTTTAGGCGCTTTAGTGGGTCATAAGCCAAAGATTATGCTAACGACAGGTGCTGTTACCAAAAGAAATTATACGGACTCTAAAGCAGGGAAAAAGGGTGAATTTCACCATACTCTTGGTTTTGTAGTAGTAGAAATTAAAAATGAAGAAAAATTCTTCATGCGTCAAGTTACAGCAAAAGACAATGGGGACTTTATAGATTTGTTTTTCCATACTAAAAACAAGAATGTATCAAGAATTGATGGCGTTGAAGCTATAGTTCTAGGAGACATTCACTTAGGAGATGAAGATGAAGCCGTAATGAATTCAACAAAAGAGCTTCTTGATATTTTAAAACCTAAGCATACTATTTTGCATGATTTATTTGACGGTTACTCGATTAGCCATCATCATCTTAAAGACCCTGTTTTACAATTTCACAAAGAACAACAAGGAACCAATTCTCTTAAAAAAGAAATGGACAATATGGTTCATTGGTTAAAGGGTATGGAAAAATACAATCTTGTTGTAGTTAGAAGTAATCATGATGATTTTGTAGATAGGTGGATAATTAATAGTGATTGGAAAAAGAATATTAAAAATTCTCTTGAATATATGGAATATGCACGAGTATTATTAGCAAATGAAGCCCCAAAGGGAATTGTACCATATGTAATTAATCAAAATTTCAACAACATCAATGCTTTAGGTAGAATGGATGGCTACAAGGTTAAAGGATGGGAATTAGGCGTGCATGGAGATTATGGACAAAATGGAAGCAGGGGTTCATTAAATCAATTTAAAAACCTTAATACAAAAATAGTTTTAGCGCATTATCATACTCCTGGAAGAAAAGATGGTGCATTGTCTGTGGGAACTTCAACAAAATTACGTTTAGGATATAACTTAGGGCCAAGCACATGGTTACATACGCATGTTATTATCCATAAAGATGGAAAGGCTCAACACATTAACTTTATTGGGAAAAAAGCCGAATATACTACTTTAAAATAACAATCTTCAAATAAAATAATTTTTTTTAATTTTAGCCTTTAGTTTTCTAAGGGCTTTTTTTATTTTTATCCTAAATGTAAATTATATGAAAAAATTAGGAATTAGCATAGACGGAGTAATTAGAAATTACCACGACTCTTTTGATAAACAATACAGAAAAGTATTCATAGACAACCCAACTTTAGTTGATATGGATGAAGAATTTCAATATAAAGAACCTACTGAGCAAGAGCTTGAAGAAAAGGCAGCGAAAATTGCTAAAGAAACAGATGACCGTATTTCTTTACCAGTTGATACGCATGACCTTTTAAATCATTATCAATTTGATGAGGCTCCTGAGTTTGAAAATAAAAATGCATTTAAAACCCCTAAGAACTCTGAATTTAGAGAATGGGATATGGAATTGGAGATGGAAGATAAAATTTTAAGCCCAGAAGAAGGAATGCATAAATTTATGTATGAAAAATATCCATTTAAAATCTTTGGAGATGCTGAAGAATTTACAAATGCCATGAGTTATTTCAATAGAATACAGGCTTATGGTTTAAAAAATAATTTATTTGAAACTGTTTTATTGTCAGACCTTAAATCAAATGCAATAACATCTAATTTTCACTTCCTCCATAAAATGGGAAGTAGAGCAAGAAATTTTCAAATTGTAGAAAATGATGTCGATAAATGGAACTATTGCGATGTTCTAATTGATGTGGCTCCAGAAGCATTTCAAAACAAGCCTGATGGAAAAACTTCGATTAAAATAATTAGACCTTATAATGAGTGGGATGAGGCTGATTTTTCAGTAAAATCATTAAAAGAAGTGAATAATGAAAAGTTTCTTGAAAAACTATTTACTATCTCTTAAAAATTAAATAAATTTAATTAACAACAATTTAAAACATTCTTATAATATGGAAAATGAAAAAAACAAGCCTGTAGAAATTGACCACAATGAGTTAATAAATACAGTAATTGAAAAAGTAAAAAATAACAAAGGAAAATTTTATTTCTATTGTCCCCCTTTAAATACTCCAAGTGGAGGAATTGGCACGCTTATTCGTCTGGCTAAAATAATGGTTGACGATGGTTATGATGCAAAAATCATTTATGAGCCAAGACAAGACCAAAGAGCTTCATATGAAGCTTCGTCAAAAGCAAATAAAAAAATTGATATTTTTGAAAATTTTAATCCAACTTGGTTAGATTTTGATTATTCTAAAATCGAATTTCTTCCACTGGGAGACCAGTCTATCAAATTTGTCGATGGCACTGAGGAAAAATGTATTCCTTTAAATTTGAATCCTGAGGACTTTATTTTTATTCCTGAGGGATTTCCAAATGTTATGAAGAAAACCATGCAAGTAGCTTGTAAAAAAATAGTTTTAGCACAAAGCTGGTTTTATATTCTTAATTCTTTAAATACAGGTGAAAGCTGGCATTCTTTTGGAGTAAAAGATGTAATTTCAGTATCAGATGCTATTTCGGAATATTTAGATGCTGTAATGCCAGGGTTAAGCGTTAAACAATTTTCGCAGAGCATCAATAGAAATTTATTTAAAGTGCCAGGAAAAAAATCAGAAAAATATCCTATGGTTGGGTTTACTGGAACTAGAGGTCCTGAAAATAGAGCTAAGACTTTTAATATTATTAAAACTTTCCAATCTTTTTATCCTCATTTAAGGTGGGTTCGTTTTATTGAGCTCACAGGACTTTCAAGAGAAGAGTTTGCAGAGACTTTAGCTAGTTGTGCATTTGTATTACATACTGACGATATTGCTGGTTTTGGCACACTTCCATTGGAGGCTATGGCATCAGGAACGCACGTTGTAGGTTGGAATGCTTATGGCGGAAAAGAATATGTAAACCAAGATAATGGTTTCTGGACTACAAATGGTGAAATTTTTCAAACAGCAGAAATTCTTGGTGTAGCTATAGATAAATGGTTAAACGGAGAAATGGATACAGACGAAATTCAAAAGTCTTATGAAACAACCTTAGAACCATACACTGATGTAAAAGAACAAAAAAGATTTTTAGAAATTATTAACGAATATAAAAAAGAAAGAATATATGAACTTGAAGGAATCAAAAAAAAGTAATATCTTAGTGTCAATCTTTATTGACAGTTTAAAGAATAAAGAAATGCTACAAGAAACGTTTTTTAGCATTTCTAAACAAACTTATCCAATTGACTTGTTGGTAATGCATAATTTAGGAGATGATGATTTAAAAGCATTAGTTGAAATTGTTGAAAATCCTACGATTATTGCAAGAAGCCAGGTTGATGGTAAGACTGAAGAGGAAACAATCAAATCTGACGGAACTATAAATTATGTTTTAGCTAAAACTGAATTAACTGAATTTCCTAAATTGTTTAACTTTATGTTTAATGTAGCTTCTAATAATAAATATGAATTCTGCTCTATAATAGAGCGAAATGATATTGTAGGACTTCAATGGTATAGGTTAGCAAATGAATTTAACGTTGAAAATCCTGAGATTGATATGTTCTTTCCTATTATAAGAAATACAGCCAATGGTGTTTTTAGTAATCTTATGAATGAAGCCCCTTGGGCTGAAGGGTTAGCTGAAGAAGCAGGAAAAATTGACTTAAGTTTATTAAATCGCTTTAACTGTATAATTCCAATTGGGGCGATTTTTAAAATAAAGTCTTTAGAAGAATATAGCGAAGTGACTAAAGATGGAACTTTTTTGCCTGTAAAAGAAAGCATGAAATTAAGCCATTATTATGAATTCTTAATGAGAATGATTTATAATGACCTAAAAGGAATGAGCGTTCAAAGAATAGGATATGAACATAGAATATTCACAGCAACTGAATTTAATGAATACTCTTGTAAAATTCCTCAAAACTTAACAACAATCCCAAAGGAGAAAGGTGGCTATTTACCAGCAGAGGCACAATATTGGCTAGATTTGTCTAAGAAGGAATATTTCTTTGATGAAGATAGAAAAAAACTTTACGAACCATCAATAAAGCAATAAATGAGTATTGATGAAAATAAAAATACATTCTTAGAAGATGATGATTCTTTTTCAAAGGATGGGTTTGAGTTATCTAGCGAAAATGAGATAGGCGACTCAGAGAAATCCTTTAAAGATGAATCTTTAAACGTTGACGTTGATGCTGGCACCGATGTTGATAGCGATAAAGATAATGATTATTGGACGGAAGAGACTGAAAATGCAGTAATGAACTTTCTTTATTTAAATGAGCTGTTTTTTGAAAATAGAATTAAAGAAGAAGAAACAAAAGCATTCAAACAGAAGAGGCCTATAGATAAGAGTTATTGTTTCGAAATGCAAAGAAGAAAAGAAGAAGTTCTATTAAATCCTGATAGAAAAAACATTAGAGATAAAATATTTCGAAATCATATAAAAGAGCCTTTAACAAAGTTGGTTGAAAACATTTTGTTTAACTATAGGCTTTTTGTGCCTGGGATTGATATCAAGACACAATTGGGAGATTGTTATACTTTTTTGTATATAAAGTTTACTAATTTTAACCCTTGGCAAAAGACAAAATCTTATTCATATTATGGAACAGTTGCAAAGCATCATTATTTAGGCAAAAGAAAAGAAGCTTCTAAGGAGTTGAAAATCTTAGCAAGCTTTGAAAATAGCAAAGAAGAAATTAAACATGACCTATTGGAAGAACATAAATTTTTTGAGCCCGAAGAAAAAACAACTGTATTGTTTAATCATGTTATTGAAACCATTGAGGCAAATTTAGAAAATGGAGTTTTAACAAAAAATGACCAAAAAGTTGGAGATGCAATTGTACAAATTTTCAAAAACCATGAAATCATGGGCGTTTATAACAAAAATCAAATTTACCAAATGATTAAAGTTATTACAGAATTGGAAACTAAAGATATTACATATTCGCTACAGCGCTTCAGAGTTGCATATAAAGTCTTAAGGCAGGATTTTAATGATAAAAATGAATAAAAATTTTGGCTATATATTTATATATAAACAATTTTTATTATGGGTAACAAAATTAATATTTCCAAAGAAGGCTATTTAGACCTTTTAGAGAAGGTTTTTCAAAACAAAACAGAAGAAAGAGAGCTTGCGCTAGATAGGTTTCGTGAAGCAGATGAACAAATGGATTCTGCTGAAGCATTTGTGTTAATGGGAAAAAATGCCGTTTCATTCTTAACGCTAGCGTCAAATTCAACGTCTGATATTGCTAATATAGCAAAAGAAATCAAAAGCATAGTTTATAATGATGCATCTCCACAAGATGTCAACCTTCATTTGGATGATGGGTTTAAAGATAAAATTATGAGTGAGATTGTTGAATTTGAAGATAGCAAAAAACAAAAAGACAAAGAATAATTAAATGGCATATCAGGTACCACTAAATCAACCGTTAACTGAAACTCAAAGTGAGCTTATTGCTAAAGTAGGTTCTATGAAAAATCTATTGAGTTTAAATTTCTTTCAAAGATTTAAAATTCCAAAAGGAGAACAGATTTCAACTTTTGATTATATTTTGAAAATTATGAGAGCGATGGGTGTTGACCCTGTTGTATTGTTGAGTTCTTTTATTAGCAGTTTTTTAGAAACTGATAAATTGGTAGATGTTATGTTGAGAGGCACTGCACAGCTTGCAGCTGGAGTTTTTATTGTTTTAGACCCAGAATCTCCTCTTAGAATAATTGCAGGTTCATCAAGAGAAAAAAGAAAAGCTGCAGCGGATAGTAATTATGAGTATTTAAATTCAAATGATACCATAAAAACTGCGTTACGAACAGTTATAAATGCACTTAAAATGCAAATAATCAAAGATTTAATGTTGTTGATATTTGGAAATCCAAAAAAAGATGCAGGAATTGAGGTGATGACTAGTCAGCAAGATGAAGGTAGATTAGAAGAAATTTTAAATGAGTCATTTTGTGGAACTGAAATCTTTAGCGTTTCATCTCCTGCGAACAATAGAAATGAGGATTTGGAATATAATCGAATTAAAATGAAAGAACAAATAAAAGCTGGAAAAGCTTTTTTCAGAGTTAGCTGTAGTGGAGTTGATATTTCTTTTCCAGATAATCCTAGTTATTTGTTTTCAGATTCTCCACCAGGAGTTGTTTCATCTAGCTATACTACTCCAGCTCAATCTTTAGCTAATTGTATTGGACATGTATCAAATCAAACTCAAAAAATCACAACTGGAAGTGGACAAGGAAAGGCTGCAGCAAATCAAAAAAGTTTTTCTCAGCTGCTAATTGAAAAGTTAATAACTCACATAACAATTTTATTAAAACCTTTTTTTATGGGGGTAATCCAACCAATAGATGGTGCAGGTCCAGCTTTTAGTTCTGGTTATGACGGGTTGCTAAAAGAGTTTCAAAATTTATTGTTTTCTCAAGGTCGAAACGCAGAAGCGGAAAATTTTAATCCAAATAATTTATTTCCACCGTCAAGTTGTGATATTCTTTTGAATTGGGATGGCAATCCTGACAATTGGACAGAACCTCAAAAAAAACAATCTTTGTTGTTAACGATTTTGTGTAATATGGTATTAAATGCAGCAATAGGATTTTTACTCTCTTTTTTGTTAAAACAAGTTAAAGCTTTTATTGTTAAGTTTTTTGCTAAAAGAGCCGAAGGTAAAGCAAAACGTAAGGCAGAAAAACTTAAGCAACAATATATGGGAGGAGTACAAAAAGAAATAAATGCAGCTAAGGAAATAACGAGTAAAATTAAAAAACAAAAAGAAATTTTAACTGCCATTGGTCCTGCAATTAACTATAAAGAGAATAATTACATTTTTAAATTAAAACTATGGCACTAATTCCAATTGATGACAGTTTAAATATCTCGGAAGAGATAGCAGACTTAATGTTAACGTTTGTATCCGATTCTTTTTCGTTTACAAGGAATTTAACAACATATGAGATTTTAGCTCAAAAACAGCTTAGAAATGGTCTTAATGCAGACAATCTAGCAACCAACATTATGAAACGATTCAAAGAAGCTGGAATTCCTTCTGGACCACTTGTAAATGGAGCTACTAATGTTATGGAGGCTTTTACTGTAATATTGTCTGAAGAGGTTGTAGACGCCATTCAAAATCAAATGAGAGTTGACGTTGCCGTTTTTCCAGGTGGAACTATACAAGCAGCTGGAGCGAATGCAGGTGGACCAGTCGCATCAGTAGGGTCAACCGTTAATGCCCAAACAGGAGTGGGAGTAGCAAGATAATATGAACGAAGCAAAATTATTAGTAGAAATACAAGAATTAGTTGATAAGGGCGAAGAATTAAAAGATGTCGTCAATCAAATGTTAAATGAATTAGATGTCATTGACAGACAAATTAGTGAAAAAACTTTAAAAATTAAAGAAATTAGAAATGGGTAAACCAGATAAATTAGTTAAATCAAGCCTGACCAATCTTGGTCAAGGGGGGTTTTCTGGGGAATTTGCCAGGGAACGAAATTTATATCCAGCTATCGTTGTGCCTGGGGGCACAAGAGATGATGCTGAACAAAATAGAATTCGAGCTCGAATTGTAGCTATAAACGATGAAGATGGCACCATCATGGGAAAAACATCAGATAACAGCACTGATTATAATACTTTTTCTGGAGCAGATAGAGGCATTCCTGATGATGACCTTGTTATGTGCATTCCTTTTCTTCCGCAATTTTTCTTTGTTAAACCTCAGGTTGGAGAAATGGTATTTGTAATATTAGAAAACCCCAAAGATATTAGTTCAGTTAGATATTGGATTGGTCCTATTATAACATCTAAATTAAAGTTAAGAAGTCAGTCTTATGAAGATTCTGTAAAATTATTTGATAAAACCAAATTCTATACAAATAGAAAAATTGAATCATCTCCACTAGATATACAACGTGTTTTTCCACAAGATTCAGACGTAGCAGTTCAGGGCAGAAATGATGCAGACTTAATCTTAAGGAGCAGAGAAGCTTTATTAGTAGCTGGTAAATTTAATAGTCAAACCTATTCGATAAATACGAAAACCCCTTCTTTTTTAAATTTAAAACAAATAAATCTTGCACCAACTATTCCAGAAGTTCAGTCTTTTCCAGAACCAACTCATTTAATTAAAATTATTCTTAAAGAAACACAGGAAGCGTTTATCGCAAACATAAGAGTAGTTTATTTTGATATACTAGAAGATGATACACTGGAAGAATATACAATCGAAGAGGAGACAGACACATCAAAGAAAAGAACGGATTCTATAGACTTTTTAAAATCTAAAATTGAAGAATATAAGAGCAAATATACCCTATGGGGATTTGAGTCATCGGACATTCCTGAATTTGAAGGTGCAAGTGTTTTATATTATTCAAGCATACCTAAAACTGCACAAGAAATCATCGAACCTTTTTCTCAAGGAGAGCTTGTGTCTAATGTTTTGGCGTTATATGCTCCAAATGGAAAATTTAGAAATAAAGATTTAAGCTCTGTGGAAGCTGTTGACATATTAAAGAAATGGGGAGTCTTAGCTGATTCCTTACATCCGTCTACATTTGGAGATGAAACAATTAAATTATTAGATTTGATTATTAGATATTTACTAAATCATATTCACCAGCCTCAAAATCCACCTTTAAATACAGCAATATCCGATGAGTTACAACGTTATACCTTAGATGGTAAATTACAAAATTTACTTTCTAATAATGTAAGAATTAATTAAAAAGGTTTAATTACTTTAAAGTGTAATTTGTCTGGCAACACTCTGCTTGTTCCCATTTCCTTAATTCTAAAGAAAATTTGATATGTTTGATTTTGTAAAAGCCAAGATGTATCTAAATCGAAATAACTAGAATTACAATCACTTAGTACTATTTGATTTACACAAGTCCAAGGGCATATTTCTAGTTGATTATTCATTAAAATTTGATATTCTATATCATAAGATGTTTCAGGTGCATTTGTACTGTAATTAACTCGCAAGTCACAAAATACTCTGATATTTTCATCTTGTCTTATTATATCATTGTTATCAATTCCATAAATATCCATTGTATAGTCATTAATACTTGGTGTTTTGCTTGTATAATAGTTTTTTTGAATTTGATATTTTTGTTCTATTTCTTGGTTATCATAAGCAGAAAAGCTCACATTTTTCCATGTGTCTGTATATATTTCACCAGGAGTTCCCCCAGACATCCATATATTTACATAATATACTCCTTTAGATAGCTGAGTTGGCACTAAGTCGGCATAAGTGGTTGTGGTGCCTTTTTTTATGTCTACTGTAACTGCAGACATATTTATGTTTGCAGGGGTATGTCCGCTAAATGTGTATAAAAACAAATTAGAAGGCCTGTTGTTTGTTACTTGTTTTCTGTCATCTCTTATTGTTTGATTATATACAACTTCAAGATATGGCTTAAAAGCCGTGTTTGTATTTTCTGTATAAAAAGAGGAAACGTATCTTGTGCTACCACTTTCAATTTCAAAAATTCGATTATAGGCTATTGCGATTCCATAATTTTCAGAACCTCCACTAAGCCAGTTTTTTACGATATCAGTCACATCCAATTCAATGTCTTCATTACCAATGTCAAAATGTTGAGCAGAACAGAAAGATGTTGATGCTGATGGATTAGTATAAATTCCAGGCTCGTCCCATGTAATATTTTCTGATGCATAGTTCCAATTGCTTGTGCCTGAAACTAAAGTGTTTCCCAATTGTTTTACTAAAATCCTTTCTTCGATTAAATCGTATCCTCTTCCTTGGTCCCAATCTTTATTGATAGGAAAACAAATTAAATCAAAAGATGCTGCAATTTTTTTGTCTAACGTTACTAGCTCATATTCTTGTTCTAAAACATAGTCAGCAGGTATTGAGTTTTTTAGATGAAGTTTGTAATTTTGGACTAAATCTTCATTAATTTCTTTTTCTGAAATTTTATTTTCTAATACAGAAATATCAAAATATAACATCAAACGACTAAGAGAATTTCTTTTTAAAGGAGCTATCCCATCTCCTCCTCCACCATACCAAAGGTCTGATACAGCGTTTTGTCCAGAGTTTAAATTTTGAAACACTCCACTTGCAATTGTATTACTTTTTTCTGAATAAATTCGATATATGCTCATTTTTAATTTTCTTATAAATATCTTATAATTATAATTCTTTATTTTTTTTTGTTTAATATTTATATTTAAACCAAAAGAATACTATGAAATCACTAGGAGTTAAATTTCCATTCCAAGAAACCAATGAAGGCGGCATAATAGGCGTAGTCAAAACCAATGAAGGGGCAATAAAATCAAACCTCATGGCTTTTCTAACTCTTCAGAAGGGACAGCGAGTCATGCATAATGATTTATATTCCCCTTTATTTGATTTTATAATGGAGACGTGGGATGAAATTACCGAAGGTGAACTTTACGATGCTTTAATGAGTAGTTTAGAAAAGTTTTTCTCAGAACTAACAATTAGAGATATTAAGTTTTCCTTTAATGAAGACACTCACTTGTTATCTATTAATGTTTTATATTTAATAAATGATTTAAATATTGAAGATTCAGTAGAAATTGCATTACCACTTGAACAATAAAAAATAAAAACATGGCAAATATAAACACGCATTCGTCTACAAATGGAAATTTGATAAATAAAGTAAAGGTTAATTATCTTAGTAGAGACTTTTATAATGTAAGAAATGATTTAATAAATTATCTAAAAGCTTTCTTTCCTGAACAATGGCAAGATTTTAATTTAGCATCTCCAGGAATGGCTATGGTTGAAATAAATGCATATGTTGCAGACTTACTGTCATATGTAATAGATAAAAAATATAATGAACTATTTTTGGACGGTGTTCAGCAGAGGGCAGCTGTTTACAGAATGGCTAAAACCTTTGGGTATTCAGTCCCAGGTGTCAGGGCATCTTCTACAATTGCAGATATTTCACTTGAACTTCCCGCAACAGCAGATGGTCCAGACTATACATATGCACCAATATTGAGACCTGGCTTAAGAGTTAAAGGGGGAGGACAATCATTTGAAACACAATATCAAATAGATTTTACTAATGATTACAGTGAAAACGGAAAGGCCAATAGGATAATTGAACCTATCTTAAATGCTAATCAAGACCTTATTAAATATAAAATTTTAAAGCGTGAAATTGTTAAGGCGGGAATTACAAGAAACTATAAAGTTGAAATAGAAACAGGTGATGAAAAGGCGTTCTATTCTGTAATTCTTCCAGAAACCAATGTGTTAGAAATAATGGGCGTTGAAGTGGAAAATGGAGTTGGTTTAACAAAATTTCCAGATTTTTCAGATTATGAAGATTTATCTAAGAAATTTTGGGAAGTTGATTATTTGCCTACAAGTAAAGTTTTTGTTGAAAATGATGATGTTGATGATGTCAATGGAATAAAAACGGGAAAATATTTAGATATTACTAAAAGATTTACTAAAGAATTTTTATCTGATGGAAGGTGTAAATTAACTTTTGGTGGTGGTATTGAAAATTTTGATGCTTTTGATGATTATTTAAGTGAATTAACGAACACAAACGGATGTTATCAAACAACTAGTTTAAATACTTCATCTTTATTGCTTAACCCTAGTGCTCTAGGCGAAATGGTACAAGGTAATTCAACCATATACATCAAATATAGAATTGGCGGTGGAGCTTTAAGTAATATAGGTTCATATACACTACAGGAAGTAAGCAATGTTGATGCTGTAAGCTTAGGGGCTAATCCTGCAATTAGTCAAGCGGTAATTTCTTCTTTAAGTGCAAATAATACAATTCCAGCATTTGGTGGACGTGGTTTACCTACTGTTGCAGAAATTAAAAATTATATAGCAGCAAATTTTGCATCTCAAAAAAGATGTGTAACTCTTCCAGATTATATTTCAAGAGCATATCAGCTTCCAGGGAAATTTGGCGCTCCTTTTAGAATTCAAGGGATGGTGCAGGATAATAAAATTATACTTTATGTATTAACAATGGATAGAAATGGAAAGTTGTCTGATTTATCTACCAATATCATGAAAAATAATTTAGTAAGATATATGACTGAATTTAGGATGGTTAACGATTTTGTGGAAATAAACGATGGAAAAATTATAAACTTAGAAATTCAAGTGGATTTATTTTTAGATAAATCTTTTAACTCTAGTGAAATTAAGGTAGCTGCTATAAATAAAATTAAAAATTTTATGGATATAAATAATTGGGAAATGAATCAAAATATTTATATTTCTCAAATTGTTGATGAGTTAAGAGAAACACCTGGAGTTATAAATGTTGTAGACGTTAGGTTTTATAATCGTGAGAGAGGATTGTATTCTAATACTTTATCTGCACAGGCAATTGGTCCTCGAACAGGAGACCCAAATACGGGTTCATATACAACTCAAATTGAATATATTGATAATGCTATTATCGGAACACCGCTTTCGATGTTCGAAATAAAATATCCCGAGAAAGACATAAAAATAAGAATTTCAACAGGCAGTTAGTTACTAATTTAAAATATAATGCAAGAAGATATACTATTAAAAAAATATAGAACAGGTACTACTATTACGTATTTTGATACCATGATTTCGGAAAATAATTATCCAATATCATCAATTCCTGCTGCTTTATATTTAGATAGTTTTGATAGTCCCATGAAGATGATTGTTGCTTCTGAATTTCAAGGCAACACTGCAATAACCACGTCAAATCAAATAGAAGTTTGGCACGTTAGCGGAGAAGATAATATTCAAAGATTACAAGAAATACCACCAGGAGGCAGAATGATAACTGGAAGGACATTTTCTCAATTTTCAGAAGGTATAGATGCAATTCCAAGGTCTATTAGTGAACATTTTAACGACCAGATGTATGATATATTTTCAGGTCAATCAGAAAACTTTACCTTTGTACAGGAAAAACTCCTAGATGACTTTTCTGTAAATATAAAACTTGAAAGAAGCTTTGATATATTAAACACACTAAGTACTTATAATAAGGCATATAAAGAATTTCCTGTTCGAAATGCTCAGGTTGGAGTTGTGTTTGGAAAATTAGAGGCGATTCAGAAAATTAAAGATGAAGAAGGAAATTTTGTAAGAGTTCCTCTCATTGGAGTTCCAATTGGAATTTTTCAACCTGGCAATAAATTTGGAAGTGTCTCTGATGTTGACAAAGATGGAAATAGAATAAGACTTAATTTTAAATCTCCAGATGATTCATGGCCAAATCAAAATTATTATTTTGACGCACTAACATATCAATCAGATTTCAATAATTATTTGCCAAACATGAATGATTATATTTTTGATGAAAATAATCCATTGATTGAAATGCCTGCAGAATTTCAAAATACAGTTTTAACTAACGAATATGGGGAATTTATTATTCATGATGTTCCAGTAGGAGCTCAAACGTTAATGTTTGAAGTAGATTTGCTGCAACAAGGAATGACTCAAGATGAAGTTGCTTTAAATTTCTATCCATACAGTGGAAACAAAGATGAAAATATAGGTTCAGTTCCACATTTCTTCTTTCGACAAATTCCAATAGATGTTGTTCCTGCATGGGGAGAAATACAATCTGGATATACAGAAGTTAACATTAAGGCAAATTTGGATTTGAGAAAATGGGCAACATATTTTTTCCCACCAGCTTGTAATAAAATACAAGGTATTAAAAGTAGATATTTTCAAGACAATGGTTCTTTTAAAGATGAGGGAGATATTGGAGAAGTTGTTTTAGATAGAGATGATAATAGTTCTGAGGGTGTTTTTTTTAAAATAGGAGACCCCGCTCTTTTACGGGTTATACCAACTCCATTGACAGTGGAAGTTAGAGATATGACTAAAATATCTCCAGCTGAAATCAAAAACTCAAACAAGTCTGTTCAAATGGTTCAAGTTGAGGACATGTTGGATAGAAAAGAGGGGAAGATAAACGTTATGTCTTGGCAAAATGAGTTTTCTCAAATAAGAGATAGAGTTGAGTTTAGAAAATTTGGTTATAATGCCATTAGAATACCTGCTAATATTTATGACCCAAATGGCTATAAAACACAATCTAGCGGAATTCCCAAAAACGGAATGCATCAAAAAGGAGTATGGTTATGTTCTTATCAATTTAAAATGTATCATGCCAATCCTAATACTGCATATAGAACTACTGGTTTTTATTTATCGAATGAAGAATATAATAATTCAAGAGATAACTATCATATAAATAGTGAATTTCCAGATGGAGGGGATAGTGGTCCTGATATTGATATTAGTTCAAGTATAAATAATGACAAAGTTAGATTAGGAAATTTTCCTTTTGAAAAATCTTGGTCGATAAATTACCCTACAAAATATTCAATTCCAAAAAAGCCTTTTATTTCAGTTTTGCCTCGTGTGATAACTCATGGTATTCGTAGTTATAATCTTATTGAATCTCCAAGCTATACAGATGGACATCTTGTTGGTATAGGATTGGGACATAATCCCGATTATGGTAGTATTCCTACAGGTGGATTTGGACATGCTAGATTTGGGAGGAACACTGAAGGTGGAACTGCTATTGATAATGATTGGTATGCCACTTCATTTAGTTATTATATTACAAATAGTGAACTGTATCATTATGAATATTCTCCGTTTAAGCAATTTGGAATGTATGCAAATGGATACTTTCAAGAAGAAGATTCTTATATAAATTATAATGATGAAATGTCACCTAAACCATTTTCACATGTTGACAATGGAGAAGAATATCAAAGAGTTGAAGCTGGACATGGTTATTATTTACATCCGTTTGGTTTACCTAGAGTTGGAGCAAGATATGGTTTTGATTATTCGTGTGAATATGATAACTATAGAGCCGCCAATACAATATTAAGTGGAAAAACTGGATTTATGTTAAATAATAGCGAGGGAGCAGATGAAGATTTTTATTTCTCAAAATCCTTAAATAACTATGGGGTAATTTTTGATGAGGGTCACACCTGTGCTCTTAGGATGGATTATGATGATGAAGGCGATTATAGAAATAATAAAAACCAGGGAGCTTTATCAATTTATAGAATAGTAAATCCAGGAAGTATTGCAGACCCTACTGAAGTTTATAGTTTAATTCAAACTTCTAATGTTATTAGCTACAAGTGTAAAATAGATTTTCAAAGGACAAGAATTCAAAATGCGAGAACTACGGTACGAAGCTCAAAAATGAGAAAAGATAATAATGGAGACCAAGATTGTTGGACTTATTGGACAGATATAAAACAAGGGCGTACCGCAGGGCTTCAAAACAAAGCCTACATGACTATAAAAAACAATGGCGCTACAACAGCAACGGTAAAAGTTAATAGTATAACATATGTTATTGCTAGTGGTACAGATAGTGACCCTATATTTGCAGAGGATATAGACACTTGGGATAATATGATTATAGAATTAGAATCAAATGCAGAACGAGGAATTAGCGAAAATGAAGGTCCTATTTGGGCAAAATTTGATTATTCTTTTTCTTTTTATGCTGTAACAATTCCAAAATATGGAACAAATGGCGATGAATATGTTAATTGTAGTAACATGGATAAATATAATATTGATTTTCAAGAAGATGCTGAAATAAATAGTAATGAAATTTTTTATGTGACAACTAGATTGAGTAATATAAAAACTAGAACAAGCTGTTCAAGCTCTACTAGTTTTATAAATGGTAACATTATTACCGTAGATGGTTTTTATTTTATTAATGGTGATTCATCTACGATATTAGGGATTGATGTTGGAAAACAAAAAGCAGAAAGCGCACTATCAAATGAAACTAGTTGGTGTGCCGCATATGATGGTTATTACCATGGAGAATGGCTAAATTAATTTTAAATTATGATTAATAGAAAAAAAATATTATTAGGGAATAAAGATATTAAAGAAAGAGTTTTAAAAGATATTTTCTTAAACATTCAGCTTTCGAGAGATTCGAAAGAAATTTTACCAGATAAATATGTTAATTCTTTTGATTTATTAAAACAATATAAAAAAGAGAGAAATGAATGTAGAAATTTTAGAATCTATGGAATCATAGAGTCTCCATTTGTAGATTGCAATGATTTAGATTTATTTGTATTTGATAGAGTTCCAGAGGGAGAATCTATAGGAATTTGGAGCTCAGGATATGTTCAAACTGTAAAAACAACCAGGCTTGTTTCACAAGATTGGGAATGTAAAAATATTTTTAATAAAAAAAAGGGAAAATACTTAATTGAGTTAGATGAATATTTAGATTCTGATTATGTTTATATTTTTATCCCAGGCGTAAATACAACCTATCAAAATCTTTTTGAGAAACAACTTGTATTTAAATATAATACTTTTAACTTAATGGCACAATCAATAGAATCTCTTATACCATATGGTTCTAGTGAGGCCTTTTTGGACATAGATGGAAATATTATAGAGGTTGATAATGACTTTGATTTCTTTTATAATAAACATTGGATAAATAATAAAATAGTTATAAATAAAATTAGACAAAAAGAATGGGTGCCCGAAGAGTCGTCTGCATATTGTGAAGAAGTTGACCCTGCTAGTTTAAATATTAGCGTTATTGAATTATAAAAATAAAACATATTTATTAGTATATTATGATAAAAACAGGGAAAAAAATATATACACAATTAATTGAGCGTTATATTGATAATGGAAAACCAACAGGTCTCAAAAAAATCAATAGTTCAAATGATGTAGATTATGTGGCGCCAGTTACGGATTATATTATGTGCCCAACTCCTGAAATATTAAATTCTTTTGAAGACACAACATCAATTCCAAATATTTATACATTGATAGTTGATGCAAATATAAATGGAGGTAATTTTACAATACAGCCTGTACAAGATGGTGGACAATATTTAGAAAATTCTACTGTTACTATTAGCGCTTCTAGTAATGTCGGATTTACATTAGAATCTTTCAGCGGAAGTGAAGGAATTGTTTCTGGTAATAGTTTTACTTTTATAATGAATGCTAATAAAAATATATTAATTAATTTTCAACCTGATGATGTTAAAATTATAGCTGCCGCAGGGGGTTCTGTTCGATTTGAAGTAAATGATTCTCAAGAACCAATTTTATTCGGAGGACAAAGTGTTTATTATCCTTATGGTTCTTTAATAAGAATTCTTGGCTCTGAACAGGGAGAACTAGTTTGTCAACAAGATTGTGCTTTTATTGATGGAGATAGTACTAAAATATTATTAGATGGAGAGTATGTTGAAAATGGGTATGGATTTATTCTTACGGAATCAGTTGTTATGAAAAGTGCATTATATTGTAATACTAATAATTGTAATTTTTAAAAAAAATAATGAATTTAAATAATCAATACATACAAAAGAAAATAAAATTAAAGCCGAAAAAAAAACTAGCTTTTGATTTTAATAGCTCACGACCAACAGCGTCCAATAGATATGAGGACCTATATATTCCCATTTTATTAACTAGAACATTTGAGATTATAGATTATGTAGATATAAAGAAGGATGAAAAAACTTTAAAAATAGAAAGACAAGAAATTAATCCTTTCTTCATTGAAATGGGAATATTCGAAGGCATATCAAGAATAAAAACAAATTCTGGAGATGATTTAACAATTAAAATGATAGAATATATTGAAAAAAACATAGAAAACGTTCAGGTTTTAGAAGAATATAAGCTTGGATATATGGAATCATTATTATTGCCTACAACTAGTAGATATTATGGAAAAATAGGACTTATGATTGATGATGAAGACAGAAAAGAAACTCGACCTGGAACATCTAAGGTTATTTTAGAAGGGGGTTCTCCGTATGACGGTATTTATACTATAGAATTTGATTATATTGATGCTAATGAAAAGATAGGAGGATTTTTTTGTACCCCCGCAATCCCTTTAAGTGTTGATAGCTACCAAGAAGGCAATTGGATGAGGTATCGCCCTAACGAAACAGATAATATCACAATCAAATTAGTTGATATAAAATTTCAAAACGAAGCAGAAATTAGACAGTGGTTTTCTGAAGTAGGATATAATGAATTGTTAGAGCAAACAGATGTTGATTCTCAAGAAGAGTTGGTTTATTATATTGATAAAATCGAAACTGTCTGGAGTAATTTAATCTCTAAAGCAGCATATTATAACATTGACGTAAATAGATAATGACGTACAATTTTAACATATTGATAAACAGAATGTTTTCGTCTACAACGAAGGATTTTAAACAAAGTAATTTAAAGTCTTACAATAACTATTTGCTCAATGAAGAGGGGGAGTACAATAAAATAGTTGATGAATATAATGTAAGAGGATTTATTGATAATGCAAGAAATCAAGCTGTTATAAGTGGTTTTATGGCTTATTTAACAGGCAATACGTTGATGAATGAACTAATGCAAACATCAAACGGAACCGAATTTAAAGCTTCCCCAGCGTTTAAGGAAATATATTATAATGATAAAAAACTTGCCGAAGTTTTTAATGATTATTATAATAATACAGTCCTTAGGGGCAGTCTTTTTAATGAGAAATATCTTTCAAATCAAATCTCCAATTTAAATGAGACTGAATTTGAATATAAGTTATTTTCAAAAAGAAATAATAATTTTTTATGGAACACAGGCACTACTACAATGTTGCCTAAGTATTTACAATATATCCCTTTAGATTTTAATACAGAACAAAGAAACAGAGAATTTGAAAATGTTATAATTAAAATGCCCACAGATGAAAATTATTTTATTAATATTTTATTACAAAGAAAGACTGCTCAAATCTCAAGGGACAATTTTGAATTATGTGATAAAAAAATAATAAAAAGCCTTTCTTTAGGCAATACGGTTTTTTTTAATCTTGATTCAACAAATATCGAAGATGGATTTTTAAATAGTTTAATTGAACGTAACTCAACAGTTCGACCAAGAACTATACCTATCGAAGTAAATAATTCGAATTTAGATATAACACCAACGATTTCTATAAAGGAAAAACAAAAACAATTGATTGATAAAATTAGCGTAGTTTCAGATGAACTCAATTTAAAGAAAAAGGAAATTGTCAATGATGGAGATGATGTTTTTACAGATGACCAAATCTACAGTGTAGTAAGAAGTTTTTATGAAACTAAGGGATATAAGAAAATCAATAAGATTGAAAAACAAGAATTGGAAAAAGACATTAGTTTAAGACAACAAAACGTGTATATAAATTCTGATGGCTTTGAAGATGTGAATTATGTTTCAATACCATTTGCACATGAGTTTGTTTTAAGAAACAACATTCTTTTTGAAGACGATATCGTAAACGATACTATAAGGGCAGTTAATTTTGACACTAACATTAGAATAATCAATGAGGCAGTTTTAAATGGCACAGAGCATCTGTTATCAGCTCAAACTTTAACAAATGCAATAGATACGCAGCCAGAGGTAATTGTTAGTAATGAGCAGCCACAATTGATTCAGTGTTTTGTAGATTTAAATTTAAAAACAAATGAAAACGAGTTCTTTTCAAATATAGAAGTTTTAATTGGATTGGAAAGTAGTAGGCTTTCTTATAATGAAGAAGAAAATTTCCAGGTAAAAGTTTTATTATCTGAACCAGCATTTGGAAATGAGTCATTTAAAGTTTCGTGGGAGTTTCAAGATTATTTATTACAATCTTCTGATTTTGAATATGGTGTTGAGGATAAATTTTATTATCCACAAGAGGGACAGGAATTTATTTTGTTAGATATTGCAAAAGTACTATTAGATACGCTTAATCTTAGGGATAGAAGGTGCGAGATAAAATTAAGTAATTTATTTAATTTACAATATAGAACAGAATCTAGCTCTAGGTCTGAAATAACAATTATTGACACTACCGATGGGTAGTTTTAAAATAAAACTCCGAATAGTTTGAGAATTTTTAAAAATTTTATTATTATATATTTATAAAAAAAAAGTTATGGCAGTAGGAATATATGGAACAAAGAGGTTAGCAGATGTAGATTTTAACGATGTAGACATTTTATATGCCTATTCTCAGAGCAGAGAACAAGTCACCGACAATCAACTTTCACCGTTATTCTCAAATGTAACAAGCTCAGAATTTATGAAAATGTTTGGAGCTGATGGTGCTTTTAAATTAAGATTGCCAGCATCTATTTTTAATCAATTGGGCTTTTATGTTGTTTTAGTAAAGCCAAAATCATATGAAGTAGAAATAGTTGATTGTTCTTATGTTGTTAGAGAAACAGATGAAGACATACAAGTTTCAAAAAAAGGAATTGTTATTCCAAAGTTGCAATTTCAAGGAACTGGTAGCTTAATAGGTTATCAATTAGAATATTTTGATGACAATAACATAAAGGTTAAAAATTTTCATAGAATTATTACAGGAAGTGACTTGGTAAGTTCGGCTCCAAATAGTAATCAGTCCAACCCGTCTTCTTCTCAATCATATGTTTTAGATGATAATGGTGCATTTTTATTTTTAACATTAACTCCAGATGAAATTAGCTTAATTTCTGATGTCAAACAAGCAGATTTAGGCAAGGCTGGTCAACAAATTATAATTTCTAATACTTTTTTTGACCCAATTATGTTAGAAATTGAAATGGTTGACCAAACTATTAAAACTTTAAGTTATGGTATTTTTGGGAATTCAACAAGAGACCTTGAAACGGGTATATATAGTATTTTTGATGAAAATGGAAGCTTATACAAACAATATAATCTATTAACTAGAAAGAAACTTTTTTCTCGTGGAGAGGTTGATATCAAAGAAGAGCGTAGTACAATTAACTTTAATCAAGATTTTGACCAATTTTCTCAGCAAAATACGTAATTATTATGATGAGTTGTAATTATATCCGATATTCCAATATTTAACACCGTTGATATCTACAAAAGAAACAATATCTTCTGCACCAGCTGTTGAAGTAACGTTTAAAACTCCTCCGCCTCCGTTTACAATTTTATTTGTTCCTGAGAGAGCGAGTTTATGGCCTCCATCTTGAATTACCATGGATGTTCCAATCATCCCATTACTAGAGCCTGCTACCTGTAGGGTAGTGTCCGCTGTTAAATTAAAATACACATTAGCATCACTATTAACATCCCAAAGTATATTTCCAGCAGAAAAATAAACAATCTCAACAAAAGGAGTTACCCCTCCACTAGTGCCCCCAGATATCGAAGCTATAATATCACCCAAATCAGTACTTCCTGAGTAAATTGTTGACGCTGAAAGTACGTTAAAACTTGAGTTTCCGCTTGATATGAAATTTTCCACTGAAGGAGAGTCAGCTAAATTAACAATTGGCGAATTTGCGGTGCCACCAGTTATTATATTTGCCCCTGACTGGACTCTTGTTATATCGTTTCCATCTGCCTCTGTTAAAAATATATTATACAAATCAGTACTTCCTGAGTAAATTGTTGACGCTGAAAAGACATTAAATTCAGCTGTGCCACTAAAAGCATTGTTTATAGCAATTCTTCCCTGGTCGTATGTGTATGCGGTTAATATTAGTTCACTCATTGTATTTTATTTTTTTTTATAAATAGTTAAAACATTTTTAAATGAAATAATTTTCATTAGCTAATTTATTCCAAGTGTCAATATTGTTACCCCAAACTAGCTTTATTTTAAAGGATAAACTTGTATTTCCTGTAATAGAGACATCTCTTGAATCTTGTTTGTAGCCTCTGTAGTTTGTTACGAGAGTATATTCACCTTCATCAATTTCATTAAATTCATAATATCCAGTTTCTGTTGTGGTTTGAGAAATGTATACGTCACTCGGATAGTATAAATAAACGGTTGCACCAGTAACTATACTCCCGCTTACAATTCCACTTAGAGTGTAGGTGGGCTCTTCAGTATCATCTATGTATGTAGGGGTTTCATATATTGGAACAGTTTCAACATATGGACTATCCGATTCCACTTGAACAAATGTGGATAATAAATCAGAACCTGTAGTTGCACTTAAAATATCTGAGAAGGTAACTACGCTTTGGTCAACACCAAATAAATTATTAATTGTTTTAATGTTTCCTATTCTATACCAAAAATTTTTGTTTGGTTTTAAAGGTGCGGATAGCTTTCTAAATACATCTTTTACTTCATAATCTATTCCCCAATCTCCACTTTCCAACCCTAGCATTTCCCTTGTATCTAAGGCAGAATCCTCTTTACTTAATGGATATGAGTATACCGTTCCTGAAAAGCTCATACTATCCCCTGAACTATAAACAACTTGTAATAAATACTTATTGCCATCATCTACATCAGAAAAACGAAAAGTAGGCGTAAACGTATCTAGTTGACCACTCACTAAAGGCTCTTGTAGTTTTGGTTTATTTGGAATTAAAAAATAAGAAAAGAAATTTCCTGCCACGCTTAAGCCAGAAAATGTCCCCGCTGTAATTGTATAGTTTACTATCGAAGTTTCTTCAACAAATGTTTTTTGAAAATCGTACTCATATAAACCGCTTTCATCACTATATTTGTAAAAATCAACATAATCTTCACCTTGAGTTCTTTCAAACATAAAGATTGTTGTAATAAAATATTGAGACCTATCTTCAAATAGTTGAAATTTATATGACCCTAAATTTTTATAACATTCATCTAAGGCTAAATCATAAATATTACTTGTTATTCCCGTAGTAGATGCTGTTATTGTTAAAATTGGTGTTTCTAATAGCGTTTCTACATTTGAATATGCATTATCATAAAAATCATTTATATTGACATTGTTTTCTGTTAAGGTGGCCGTAGTTTTATCAAATTTATTTTTTTGATTATTTTCAGTAATTTCCTTTATAGAAAGGTTTTCTTTAGAAGCATCATTCAATTGAAGGTTCGAGGAGCTCTTTTGAAATGTCTTAAAGTCAATTTTATAGATATTATGAACAATTGTAGTTCCAGTGCCAAAACTGTCTGTATTGGCGCTAAAATTGAATCTGATGGAAGGTCTATATGTATTAGTGAATATAGAATTTATATCTTGTCCATAATAATTTAGCGTACCACCTATTGTTGTATACATTGGGGTATCATATGCAAAGAGGCTAGTTTCCCCTACTTCTTTTTCAATCCACCTATTTGAATAAAATATTTGTGCATTTGACAAATCGCCTCCTGAAATCCTATTGTATTCATTTTGGACAAATATTTGTTTTATATCGCTATATTCTAAAATCATTTTTTTAATTTTATGTTAAATCTATTAAATTATGTAAATAATCTGCAGTTTCTCCATCTACATTACTATTAACATCCCATCCTGCAATTCTTGCACTTATGCTTGAGCCTATAATCATTTCAATATTAAAAACTGAATTGTTTACTACATGTTGACTAGGTATGATTGTGCTAACAACAATGCAATTTAATGTGCCCTCTACTCCTGTAGAAACATTTAAAGAAAAATGCTTTGGATTTATAGACGGGTCAATATCGTCTTGTAAATGAGTTTGAAACGTTGAGCCTTTATCTATACCTTCTTTGTAAACAAATTTTTGTCTATGGAATTCTGGGTTTTTATATGTAATAGACCCTTCTCCTTTAAATATTGTAGTTGCGGGAATTAGTTGTTGTATATAATCCCCCAAATGAGTTTCTAATAAAGTTAAAAAAGATTCTAGTTTTCCCATTGTTAAATGATTTCCTTCTGGGTTAACAGAAAAATAATAATTTAAATAAATATTTTTCAATTCAGGATAATGCCATGTATTATGTCCTTGCGCATTTGTTTTTCTTGTAGTGGGGTCTATTGAATTTGTGAAAATATAATCTATATATTGACTTAAAGTCATGTCTTCTATATTGCTTGGGCTCGCCACGGAACAATCAAAGTTTAAATATTCATAAGGGACAGTCAAAGCGCTAAAAGAAGGTCCCGTGCTTCCCCAACTCCAACAACTACCTGTTTGTTGGTAAAACTCAAAGACATCACACTCTATAGCTTTCGCTGGAGTAAAATATAAATCTACTTCTTTAGAGTTCATTATTGTTTTAGTTCCTATTCTTACATCTGTATTTCCAGTTTGAACTTTCACGTTGTCAATCCTAATAGTAGGATTAAATTCTGGTCTCCATTGATTGATGTAGTCTTGGCCATCGCCTCGACCCGCTCCTCCTTGTTGGAAAATATATGTTGAATTCTTGTAATTTACAAAGCCATTTGCATCTACTTTATTGCTATTTATTTCAGGAATTTCAATGTTTATTGGAATTATAATGTCCGAACTTACTATACCAGATAACATTGTTTCGTTTATTGTAAATGCACCAGGTACAATTGGTTGTACGCTTGGTGTAAAATAAGAGGGTTGAATTGGGAAAGTCCCAATGGCTGGAGAAACTAAATTTAATTGTGACTCATCCAATGGAGTAAATGTAGGTGTTGTAAAATTAACCAGCGTATTTGTTGTGCTTAACAAAAATGCCTGTGCTGATGCTACGGCACGAATAGGTGGTGTTATAACAATTCTTTCTACATCATAAACAAATTCATTAAAATTAACTAAACAATCAGGAGCACCTAACAATTTAAAAACAAAAGACAAAGCATCTCTTGTTCCTTTTTTCTTGTACAACCAAACTATGTTAACCATAATTCTCTTCCAAATCTCTAAGTTAAAATGTGAATAAGAATTGTCTTCTTCGTCTAAATCTGTCGTAAGATATTCAAATAAATCTAATTCACTAAATGAGTCTGAAAGTTGCCATCCTAAAAGATTGCTTAATTTAATTAAAAATTTGCCAGGCACACTTTCTTCATCATTGTAATTAATTGAGTGTGCATAAGCAATCCCATCTATAAATTTCTTCAACCTATCAAATTCTCTAGCATAAGATTGTACTAATGTCCTATAAATCATACTATCAGAATCATACTCTAAATAATTTTCAGGAATTATTGTCTTTATGAATATGTTAGTCTTCTCTTCATCAATTTTTTCAGAGGCAGCCAATAATTCTTCTTTAAAAGTCTCATAATCATCTCCATAAGAATCAGGTGCAAACCCATCAATTGTTCTAGGCCAGTAGAATGTTTCTAAATAAGACCTGTCTGAGGCATATTCAATATCAGGAATATACAATTCTCCTGTATTTAATAACTGGTATTCAAGTGAAGTAATTGAATTATAATAATTATTAAATGTTTCCTTGATGGGTTTTATATAAATAGCTTCTGTGCTTGTTGATATATCATCTCCAAATATAGACCCAAATACAGTGAATGTTAATTGTTCCCCCGAAAAAGAATACTCTTTAATACTGTACGTATTTGTTTCTCCTGATACTTGAATGTCATAATTACTATATTCATAAATTAGGCTGATTTTATCAAGCGTGTTTCCTGAATTTATTATAATATTCCCTTGGTTTGTTAGAGCGGAAAGATGTAGTGAAAACGTTGAGTATGTTACCCCTGAAATCATATTTATTTCTTCACTATAATTGAAAACATTAACAGCGCCTTCGCTCCATGCTAAAACAGCATAAGGAAAATTTTCAATAATATTATTAATTGCAGTTGCAGCCTCGGTATAAAAAGAAGAAAAATAAACGTGGCTTTCTGGGTCTGTTGGGGGAAGATTTAGTTCATTTTCATTGACGCTAATGCTAAGTCCAGAGTCGTCAAAATTAACTGCTTTTAATGTTTCTAGTGTAGAAAATCCACCAAAACTTGCAGAATTGGTTGTGCTTGACATGACATCTTGATAAAGATTACGCTCAATTTTAAAATCTCCAAAAGAAAAAAGAGCACTTTTATTACTTGCAATAAGTCTCTTATTTTCTCCTGGTCTATAATTTAACGATAGAGTGTTTGCACTATTTGATTCAGCGAAAGCCATATTTCTTCTTTTTTAATAAATATAAGTAAAAAAGAATTCAAAAATAAACTATTTTCTTTTTTTTCCGTTTTACTATTTATTTTAATTTTTTTTTTAAATATTTTTTCCTAGTATATTTATAATAAAAAAATTACAATGGGCTATATTATAAAAGAACCTACAAACTTCATCAACATGAAGTTAACCGATACAGGTAGAAGATTGCTTTCTCTAGGAAGATTAACATTTGCAAAAGTTGGTTTATTTGATAATGAGGTAAACTATTCTTTGGTTACAGACAATTATGATGTTTGTAATAATATGATTTTAAATCCTCAAGATGACAATCCAGATGTTCCTACTACAAGTTATGATGGGTCTGGTTTTGTTACTTTAGATGGACAAAATTTAGGGAGTGCAAGACAAATTGTATCTGCAGAAACTGAAAGTCGAGGTTTTTTTACTGGAGATACTAATAATTTTACTATTGACATAAATGCTGAACTAGGACAAGGAGCGCCTATGGGAGTCAGAGAAATAAATTATTCCGCTTTCACACCCAATGGGGGAGAAGAAATTACTTTATCTGGAGGGTCTTATTCTCCAGAGGTTGGCAATTTAGTTTACATTCCTTGGGAGCCACCACAATATAGAGGAATTACAAACAGCACATCGAATATTTATTCAGGACAACCAAGTGTTGCAATGTGGTATAGAATACATGGGGTAACTGGCGACACAATTTCAGTAGACAGAGCAATACCGAATTTTGGTAGTTCAGCAATTTCAGGTTCTTTACAGCAAGTGCAAACTTACTTTTACCCTTATGATGGAATAGAAACATATTATGGTTCATCTACTACTATTAACACTGGAGTTTGGAACATGAATATAGCTAGAACTACATCAGAAATAGGAACCACAGTTGCTATGAGTGGGTTTACTTCATATGGTTCTTTAGATTATAATGGAACAAAAATGCTTTTAGGATTTTCATCAGAAACAAAATCATTTGGAATTGTTCATTACACAAATCAATTTTCAGGAAATACATATGCAGAACAATTAGTGCCAGGAACGACAGAAATAGACATTCCAAATATTATGTGGCACAAAAATTCTTTATCTTCCCCAGTTGGAACAGAAACACAACAAGGTTTGGTATTATATGATGTTGCTGGTGATGTATATTATGACAGTGCTGCAAAAACTCATTATAAAGAATTACGAGATTCAGAGGTGGAAACAGGATTAGTTGTGGGTAGAATTTATCATAAGTTAAAAATATTTGTAATAACCAATCAGGAACTATTAACTGCATTAACATATAAATCCAACAGAAACTATACTCTTCCGAATTTGAACTTAACTGTACAAAGTAGTCCCTCATCTTCTTATCCAACTCAGACTGGATTGTGTAAGTCAGGAAAAACGTACTTTGCAACATATGTTCTAAGTAGTAATAGCTATGAAGAAGGTGGAAGTTTTGGATACTCACAACCAATACATTGTGAAAGTATCTCAATGGCACCAATAGTTGCAGATAATAGCTTGCCACAATATTTAAGGGCAGAATTTCCAACAAATCAATTTCCTTTCATGAGAAACGAAGCTAATTTATACAGTTTAAGTGGAACGGGTTGGAATGCAAATAAAATTCAACTGTTAGTAAAAGAAATGGCTACATCAGCAGTTACCACAGTGGGGGAAATATTAACATATGATTGGAAACTAGTCTCAACGGGAATTGGAAATGGAATATATACTGGAGAAACAGGAAGTGCCACTATTGACCCTGTTTATTTACAAGCTCATTCTTTTGTAGTATCTCAAGAAGATTATGATTCAGGAACAACATATTCGTTTGAAGGTGCTTATTCTGCTTTTACATCTAATGATGACATTCAAACAAGCGGCTTAACTTTTGGTAATGAAAGTTTCTTTTTTGGAAATATTAAAACTGGAATAATGTCAACGGTTTTTAAAACTGTCATCACTGTATATGCTAGAAATAGCGAATTTAATAGTTCAAATAATATTTCATATGCCAGTGTAGAAGATTTAGAAGAAGAGTATAAAAGCACGTTCATTACTGAAATAGGAATTTTTGATGGTGATAGTAATTTAGTTGCTGTGGGAAAGCCGTCTTATCCCATAAAAAAGGACGCATCAAGATTTTTATCATTTCAATTAGAACTCGATTTTTAAAAAAAAATAAAATTTAAATATTTATTATAAAATAAACAATAATTATTATGGGAAACATTTTATCAGCATCAACAATATATGCAAATGCTTATTTAACTAAAAAAGGTAGAAATTATCTTTTTAATCAAGAAAACAATAGATTTTTAACAGACCCAGTAACGGGAACTATGATAGATTTAATGCAAATAACTCATTTTTCTCTTTCTGACCCAGATGTTAATTACAATCTTTTAGACGGAATTCAATTGGAATCAGGGGATGTTCCAGATATTTCAGGAAGGAATGAAAGTTGTATAAAGTCTACTGTTGTTTCAGAGGAGAAAAATTTAATTTCTCTTGATGGTAGTTTAATTACAAGTCACACTACAGGGGATGATATACAAATAGAATATGGCACAGATGCAAGAGATAATTCTTTCAACATTAATATTAATGTTGAAAACTTACTGCCAACTTCTTTAATATAAAATAATTAACACTTTAAAAAAAATAATATGTCAACAGAATCAAGAATAAACGCAATTGACGATAGGTTAGCAACTATAGGAGGAACAAGAGCTACAAATTTACAACCATTGTATGCTAATCGTTTTCCAGAGTCCTCTAACATGCTGTCAAAAAAAGTGCAAATGTCCACTAAAGATGTAACAGACCCTCAAAATCCTATAACTATAGATGAAGAATTTCAGGTAATACCTGGAAATTTCTCACCTACAAAATTGGCTAATTCGGGTGGAAATAGATGGATATTACCTTTTGGTGCTAGTGGTTATGGAATGAAATTTCATTTTCCTTATGGAGAAAACAGAAATATGATTTATATTACTTTTTGCAAAAGAGCTTCTGATTATGTAGATGGGTGGATGGATTATCAACAAAGTGTAGATGTTGCATGGACAAACGCAGCCATTACTTATGCTAGCAGAATGCCTTCAAATGTAGGGGATTCACGAACAAAAAACTTTGCATCAGACCAATTTTTAACTTACAATGAATTAGTGCTTTGGGCTAATTTTAAAGGCTTAGGACCATCTTCGATTGCAAGTGACACTCAAGGAAAAGTTTATTTCAAACTTCAATTTGTAGATAATCCATCAGCAATAGAAGTGGGTACAGGCGGATTTACTCAACCATATATACCACCAATAACACCAGTAACTCCTACAATACCAGCAATGCCTGGAACATTAGAAACAGATGCAATAACTAGAGCAATAAACGATATACGAAATAATTAATAAATAATAAATCATGGCATTATATTTAAAACAAGTAGAAACTTCAATTTCAACCGTTAGAGAATCTTCAACATCAAAATCTTTAATAGATGCTGAAGTTGTATATACACTAGCAGATAGAACTGACACAAGCGAAAAAGAAAGCAATTATTTTTCCTCTTTTAATCTTCCTTACGCTTTGGCGGAAATGGGAAGCGGAACTACGGTTGCCCAAATGTCGCCCGAAAAATTTCAACTTAATACAAACACTGCGGTTTTAAGTTGAAATTTT